ATCATTACAGTGTAAGCAATACTCAGCACGTTCTGATTTATTTTTGTTAATATCTTTATTAGGGACAAACTTAATAAATTTATTTGCTTTGTAAGTAATTTCATCTGTTACTTTATATAATGATAAAGGATTATCGTTAAAATGTTCTTTAGTTTTATTTAAGTCATCTAAATTACCTGTATCTAACCATTTTAAATGTTTAGCTTTAAAACCAGAGTATTTAGATATGTCTTCAAATGCAGATACTATTTCTCCACTTTTCATATTAGCCTCTAACTCATTCCAAAATATTTCATAATCCCATATACTAGCTAAACCAATAAATGCATTATCATAACCTTCAATACTCTTATTTACAAATGATATTACATTATCGTCTTTATCTAATTGTAATGTAGAATATTTTTCAGGATAAGCTGTAGGATAAATACCTAACCAGTTACCATCTAAGTGAGGCATTTTAGAATCAATAATACAATCCGCTACTACAAAATAGAATGGACGTTGTAAGTATTGCTTACACTGTAATGATGAATAACCTGGTCCTGAACCTTCACCTTCATATTTATCAATATTAATAAATGTAAAGTTATAATCTGGGTATGCTAATTGGCAGTATTGTTTTAATTCTTCACCTTTATAACCTAAACAAACTACAAATTCATATTCTTTAGGAAATTTCTCTATAATATAAGATATAATAGCTTTGTTATCAATTGGTAACATTGCTTTATTTATATTTTTAGTTAAATTACCTAAACGAGAACCTAAACCTGCCGCTAATACTAATACAGCTGGTGTTTTATGTTCAGCCTCTACTTTGCCATCAGCTCTATGAAATTCATCATCAATTCTAAATACATCATCTACGTGTGGTGTAGATACCTCTTGTAAAATAATATCTGTAATAGCAATTACTCTATGTTTTTTAGGAGGTGTTACATTAAAGAACTCTCCACCTTTCATTATTTTCTTTTCAACTACACCTTCATCATTTTCTAACCATACCTCAGCTGTACCATCTATAATATAATTGGTTTCTTTTTTAAATTGATGGTATTGATATGATGTTTTATAACCGGCATTGATATAAATTCTTTTATAACAATATGCATCATTTAATTCTAACCACTCTTCTTTACCCCAAGGTTTATGTACTACTTTATACATTTTATTTATTTACTTGTTTATTAATCCATTCAAATGCTTTTTTCATACCTTCATAAAGTGGTTGGGTTGGTTCCCATCCTATTTGTTCTTTATAAAGCTTATTATCTGAGTTTCTGCCTCTAACTCCTACAGGACATTTAAATCCATATTTATCTATGAATTCTTTTCCTTCGATATTTTTAATATATGAACCTTTATTTGCAATATTAAGGGCCATTTGAGCAAGTTGATTAATAGTAACCATTTCTTCGGAACCAATATTAACTGGTCCTAGGAAATTATCTTGTCTCATGAAACGAAGAACCATTTCAATACATTCATCGATGTAAAGGAATGAGCGTGTTTGTAATCCGTCTCCCCATACTTCAATTTCACGGTTTGATTCAGCAGCTTTACGGCACATAGCAGCAGGTGCTTTTTCTTTACCTCCATCCCATGTCCCCATAGGACCAAAAATATTATGAAAACGAGCTACTCGAACATCTAATCCATAATTACGATTAAATGCTAAAAATAAACGTTCACTAAATAATTTTTCCCAACCATATTCTGAATCTGGGTTTGCAGGGTAAGCAGATGACTCTTCGCAATTAGGGTTGTTTGGATCTAATTGATTGTGTTCAGGGTACATACAAGCTGATGAACTATAGAATATACGCTTAACACTTTTTTTAACGGCCTCATGAGTAACATTTAAATTTATTAATGCTGAGTTATGCATTACATTTGCATCATTTTCTCCTGTAAAAATATAGCCTGCTCCTCCCATATCCGCTGCTAATTGATACACTTCATCAAATGAATTAATTTTATCATCTAGTGAAGTTTGATTAGGAGCAAACATTACTCTACTTACTACTTGAGGATCTCTTAAATCACCAATAACAAAATCATCTGCTACTGTTTCCCAATGTTCAGGATATTTTAAATCAACTCCACGAACCCAAAATCCTTCTGATTTTAATCGTTTAACGAGGTGTGAGCCAATAAAACCACCGGCTCCTAATACTAATGCTGTTTTCATAATGTGTTATAATAATTGTTTTGTTTTTCTTGTTTCTCTATTGTTTTTGGATGATGTAAACAATACTCTTCTTCTGAAGGCAATGTGGACATTATTTTATATCCTTCTAGCACCTCATGTACTTTATTTTTCCATTTGATTTCTGGCTTATTTTGCCAAATGCGCCATTGATAGTCGGGAAAATTTACCCATCCATTTGAATTAACATTCCATCCCCATTTTGCAATGTGTTCAGGAGTTAATCCCTCTACTGTGTTAATTCGAGGTACTAGTAGCACATCTACTGTTGGGTTACCTTCAATAATATCAGGTAAATATTCTATTAATGTTTTAGTTGGAATTTCATCTGCATCAATTTGGAATATATAATCTCCAGTACAGTAGCTAGTTAGTTTGTTTTTCCAATCTGCAAAATGTCTTTCAAATTTTCCTGCATACCAACTAAATTCTCCATTAACTGAATGGGATCTTAGGTATGCTTCGATTTCTTTATCTCCATTTGCTTCATCAAATAGTACTACAATGTCATCTTGAGCTCGTTTATGTTCAAGTAAAAAGTTTATCAATCGTTGGATCTCTAAAAACTCAGTACAAACGGTAATTGCATAACTTATTTTCATATATTTTATTCAGGTAATATTCCAATATATGAAAGAGCATCCATATAGTCACGCTCTTCAAACTTTTTCATGTTTATCATATCCATTCTATATTCCATAAATTCTCCAGGTTTACCAGGGATTGGATATTTCTTTTTATCTTTTTTAGATACTTTTATAGCTTTAACAGCTGCCCATCCCCAATTTTGAGAATTTGTGCCATTGGCAAATACCATTCCTTTGTCAGCAATATTTAGTGTTTGTGGCAACCAAATTAAACCAGTTTCAGGATCAGTCCAAGCTAAATCTTTATACAATTCAGGTAGTGTCTCTATTTGAGTTTGATAAAATTCATGTCCCTCTTTCATAAATGAATTAGTCCAAAATCCACAAGATAAACTTTGAAAATTTTGTATTTCTGGTGTTACTTGGATTTTGTAACATAAATTTCCTCCTGATTTAGGGCAGTCAACTATTTCTTCTTTTTGCATTATTCTACGGGTTTTAATTTTGGTAACTCTATTTTATTTAATTTTGGCAATTCAATCTTTTTTAATTGAGGTAATTTTAATTGTATTTGTTTTGGAAATTCCGGGATTTTTTCTTCAAATAGTTTACCTATTTTTTCTTTCATAGCTTCATATGAAAATTTAGAGCGAGATTGGAAACCTTGACGCTTTGCATTTTCAGCATATCCTTTATAGTTTTCAAATACATCTTTTAAATAATGTCCTACGTGTCCTGTATCTACCGAAAACCATTCTGCATCCGCTAGCAACATATGATTTGCAGCTGATGGGTGGATTTTAGTCATTGTGCCTTGAAGTAATGTTGTAAATTCAGGGTTTAAATAATCTACAGGTCCACTCCAATTTGATGCAATTATTGGTTTGTTTACAAGTGAAAATTCAAGTAACGGGCGACCAAATCCTTCTCCTTTAGTTAGGTTAACCATTGCTTTAACTTTTGAATGGTTATAGATTTCATTGATTTCTTCATCCGAAAATTCACCATGTAGTAAATATACATTAGGTAAATTATTTGATTTACAAGAATCTTTAATTTGTTTAACTCTTTTTAATATTCTATCTCTATCTAAATAAGAAGAACCTACAGTTGATGTTTTTAATATAAGTGCAGGTTTTTTAGATTTGTTTTTAAATGTTTCATAGAATGCTTTAATAAGCAATCCTACATTTTTTCTATCTTCTCCCATTTGACCTTCCATCCAATGGCCTACAAATAAATAAGCAAAGTCCTCTTTAATATTGGATAAATCAAATGTTGATTTTACTGGTTTATACACATCTGTGTTTGCTCCCTCAAATATGATTTCATTTTCTCCATTCCACTCAAGCATTCCTTGAGATTGGTTTGTTTGTTTATCTCGTTTCTCCCATTTACTATTTTTTAATACATCAATTGTGTGTTTTGATGATCCTAAAATCAAGTTCATACGATTGCAACCTTCAATCCAATCACCAGGGGCAATATTTGATTCAATTCCTGCGGTACATCCAATGTTATATTTTCCAACAGGTTGAAATTCATTTGGAACTGTAATTTGCATCCAAATTTCAGGTTGTTTTGGTGGTTGAACGCTTAAAATATGTTTAGATAAAAACTCCCATTCAGGATTGTTTTGAATGAATCCTTTTGGGGTTTGTCCCCATCTTTGAGGTAATATTTTTACTTCATATTTGTCTAATTCAATTATCGCTTTAACGATATCTCGTGAACGTGATCCATATCCACTGTAAGTATCAATTGGGCACGAAATTAAAAATGTTGGTTTACTCATAACTTTATTTTAATATACAAATTTGTGATTAATTGTGTTTTCTTTTACTTCATTGCAATTGATTAACTCATATTTTTCTCGTGGAGTCCACGTGTTAAATAATTTATCTATCGCGTTTATTGCTTTAACTCCCATATCCTCTCCTGTAAAACCTACATCATTTACAGCCCAATGTCTACCTGTAGCTCCAAGTTCTTTTCTCATTGGTCTACCTAAAGCATATACTTCAGATATTCTAGCGGCTGCATCTTCTGCTGTACACCTATCATCCCAAATATATGGTGTTGTAGGTGAACCTTGAATTGAGCGACTTGTTGGATACACTGGGAATGCCCAGCAGCCATGGTTTTTATATCTTCCAGTATGGTTTGAAGGTATTTCGGGAGAAGGTGTATACCATTTTCCAAATTCATCTTCAAATCCCATTTGATCTTGCATACCACCTGTTACATTAGCTATGATTACAGTTCCTGCTAAAATTGCTTCCGTTAATGATAAACCCCATCCTTCATTTGAAGTTAATAGAATTTGTGCATCCGCAATATTATACATCATGTTTAATTGTTGTGGTGAAAGTGGATTGGTTGAAAAATATATTGCATCTGGATAATCATTGAATAGTATTTCACGTACTGCGTTTAAATCTGTTCCATGCTCGCTTACTATTTCTGTATGCATTAATAGAGCACATTTAGCTGCTTTTTCTTTAGGTAAAGTATCTAAAAATATCTTAAAAGCAAGCATTGTGTCCGGAATTTGTTTTCTTCTAATGTTTCTTGAATTAAAAAATACAACAAAATCTTTTTCTTTACCACCAAATATAGTAGACTTTAATGTCTCTAATTCTTTTAGCTCATCCTCTTTTACAATTGGATAGTACATATCGTGGTTTAAACCGTGAGGGACATACTCAATTATTTTTTTACCTCTTTTTTCATCTAAAACAAGCTCATTAATTAATTTAGTTTGCTTTGAAATAGCTAACAATGCATCACACGATTCGTAAAATGCTTTATTGTATAGCGGTGCTGGGTAATCATCCCAAATGTTTAAATAAATGATGGGCATGTGTTTTCTAATCTCGTTTTCAATTGCAAACAACCATTCAAAATATCTTGGATCAGTAATTAACATAATTGCATCTGGTTTTTCAACCTCAATCATGTGTCTGATCAAGTCAGCATCTCCATAGTTATCTACAGGGTACAGAAAAACAGAAGCATCTGTTAATTTTGTGTTGATGTTTGTGTCTTGAGATAAGTCAAAACGTTTTCCTTTTTCAGGATGGTTAATTGCACCTGCAATATTTACCCAATTAAAATGTTGAGCTGTATTTAATACTAGCTCTTTTGCTATAGTTGCTACTCCAGAGTGTACTCTAATGTCGTCACAAATTAGCATGATTTTTTTCCTCTCGTTTTGAGGAAGATAATTAAAACTTGAATTCATATAACTTTATTTTGTTTTTATTTAAATGTAATAACTTAATTTTGCTCTTCCAAACTTAAATCGTTATGATTGTGAATTTGTCTTTTAAATTCATCATCTGTTAAGTAAAGGTGAATTGCTCGTTCCGATAGTTTTTGGAAAGAGAATTTACGTTTAATGCATTCTACTCTAAATTGCTCAAATAGATCTTTATCTAATTTGACACTTGTTAATTGTTGGTTTTTTTCACTCATAGTATTTACTTTTATGTTTATTGTATATACATATGGTAGTATATTAGTAGGTCGCAGAACATAAGTGAGTCTTATGAAATGAACACCAATTACAATTTTTATGTGGGGTTGGTTGATGTTCAACATCTTTGTATCCATTTCGATCAAATGCTTGTTCTATAAATTCCTCAATTGATTTGGATACTTTATTTAATTTTACTTTACCTGATGCTGGTTTAAATAATTGTACACGTTTGATTACGAATTTATCGCTTTCAAATGGTTTACGTTTTACTATCATGAACTCTATTTCTATATTCTCTAATGGCAAATTGTAGGTTTCAGAGAAATATTTTTTATATAGTATAAGTTGAAATTGTTTATTTTCGTCTGATTTTTCTTTCTTGCTCCAACCTTGTTTACTGGTTTTAATGTCTATGATCTTGATTGTGTTTGTTGGCTCGTGGTACATTACAATGTCAAGGTAACCTTGAAACATTACATTGTATAGTTTTGGAGAGGGGTGGAGTATAAGAGGTAACTCACATCCTACTAAATGCCAACCGCGTTTAGAAAAATATTTGTTTCTGTTTTTAGCAAATTCTCTTATGATTTCTACCCCATCTTCAAAAAATTCCCTAAGTTCTTCAGGGGAGGTAAAGTGTTGGTTGTTGTTTGATTTGTATTGCTTTTTATATTCTTCACGTAATGCATCTTCAAGCATTTCGTATGTGTTTAGTTTATCTGCTTCTGCTCCACTTTTTCCATACATTGTAGTTAAATATGCTTGGAGTACTTCGTGTAATGCTGTTCCAAAAACAGTGTGGATGGAGGAAGTAAATTGTTTATATCCTTCTTTGTATTGAAGTGACCATTTTTTAGGACACTCATTGAACATGGATAATTGTGAATATGAAATTGATTTTTGTGTTGCGTAATCAATTGTTGGTAATTGTTTACTTTTAATTTCTTTTAATAGTAAAGGTAACTTCTTTTTCATTACACAAAGATACAAAAAAAGCCTGCCATAGGCAAGCTTTCTTTTAGTTTTTAAAAATATCCCTGTAGCGATACTAGGATAATTTTTATAGCCGTAGCTATACGGTCCTAAGCCGTGGGTTTAATTTTTATTTAGTGTTTCTTTTTCTGAAGTTCCTTACTATATTCAGCAACTGGAAGTGGTGTTCCAACAGGGTAAGGGAAGCCTATTTTGGCTGCTGTTACCGAAGTCATACCATTTTCAACAGGTATTGCTTTACGTAATGGAACTGCAGCTTCATTAAGTGGGCCATAAACTTTCGCCAATATAATACCTGTAGATGTTGTGTCAAAAACAATTCCTGGCATTGCAAACATATTGCTCTCGCTTGTACTTGGGGAATTTAAATTAATTACAAATGATCTATTAAATGGTGTCATCAATTCCCATTCTTTAGTTGAAGGGTTAAATTGTGGAATTGTTGTTGTTGTATCGTAATACCAAAATAAAGACCACACAGTATTAGTTGTACCATCAGGACTTTGGAAGTTGTCATTCACATTGAATTTTCCGTATGTTCCACTAACACCTTTCATCGCTAAGTTAGAAAGAGATGGACCTGATAATACGGGACATATTGCACATCCTTCATCATATACAACTCCTTGTACTACAATCTTTTTTCCTGTGGGGAGGGCAGCCGATGCTCCACAAAAAGCAAAAGATCCATCATGTATCTTTACAATTTTATTAAATTTAATATCTTCTGTTGTTTCAGTTTTTGTGTTTGTATTACAACTAAATAACATAGTTGCGGTAACAAATAATAATAACAATTTTTTCATAATTTTTATTTAATTTAGTTTAATTTTTATTTTATAATTCCTGCTCTTACTTGAAGCATTCTACGTTCATTAATATCTTCTTGGGATCCAATTATTGTACTGTAATCTTCCATGGATAATGTTTTACCGGAAGCAGACAATGATATAATGTTTTCTGCTACATCATGTAAATCCATGTCTGTTTGAGCATCTTCTCTAGCGTATTCGAGTAAACGAATAAATAGAGGAACGTCTACTGTAATTATATCTCTTGGGTTCATATTATTTTAATTCTAATTCTTCTGCAGGATATAACTCTTCTTCACCATTATGATCTACTTTATACCAAGGACCATTTAAAGCGCTTTCATCATATGCGTCTGCATCTACTTCATAATATCCAATATCTTCTGATGGGATAGAATTGAAATTAGGGTAAACTTTAGTAATTGTACCCTCATCTGTTTCTGCAGAAATATCTAAAGGGGCAGTAATTCTAACACTGTCATTAACTGAAAGCATGTTTTCATTTACTTCTTCAACTTCATTTAAACCATATTTTTTACCTAAAAAATGTTCAAACGCTGTTTCATAATCTGCTTTAGCACGTGGTGGGATTTGGTTAATTGCTCCAATTCCTACAATTCCTCCAATCATAGATTCGTTTAAAGATGCTTTTTCAGCATCCTCAATTTCTTTATTGATAATAGCTTTATATTCACTTTCTGTAATTACACCTGAAAGGAATTGCATACGTAATGTGTCTTTTTCCATTTTATATATTTTATTATAAATATTATGAATTTTTTGCTTCGCGCAATACTATTAAAGCTTTCTGAATATATAATATGTCATCCATTTTTTCTTGGATGCTATGTTCTAGCCATTCTTCTAGTTCTAAATCGTTACGATCTAAATCTGTTCCATACTTTTGTTTTCCAATGGTGGCTCTAGCAACAAATTTGTCTATAATGGAGTCTACAATTGAGTCTGTAACCTTAATTTCTCTATTCATTTTTTCAATAATTTTTCTACTTCTTTTTCATCCATTCCCATATCGTAAAGTACCTTTCTGGTACCATGGTCACGTAATATGTCAATATATTCTTCTGCTTCCCCTAAACTACATTCAAAATATTTTGCTACATATTCTATCAATGTAGCAGATTTTTTCTTTGTTTTTGACTTGAGATATTTCAAAAACACTTTGGATTTAGGGATCATTTCTCGATAAATTTGGTATAGTTGGTGTTTGTTATCGTATGGTATTGTTTGAATATAGTTTGCTAATTCAATATAGCGTATATCCATCGATACGTATCGATTAACCACGTAAGAGTTCCATTTATCCCACGATTCTTCCGAAATGTTTTCAATAGGGGTTTTATAGAGGGTGATTTCATTTAACCACCCCCATAAATCCTTAATTTGTTTTTTAGACACTTAATGTAATATCTTTATATTCTTCTTTCAATTCTGAAGGTAACGAATCTGGAAGTATTTTCTTTGATTCTAAATCGTAAAATACAGTGATTGGGATAAGTTGATCTTCATCTGTTCCTGCAATGAATTTAGATACTCTACGGATTACAAATGCTTGTCCGAATAATTTTTCCCCATTAAATCCATCAACTGATGTTGTATTGTTAAAGTCAATGTTCATTTGTGGGGGTGTTTTTGATTGTGTTTTCATTTGATTTTTATTTTGGTTTAAATTGTTTCTATGATTTTGGCTAAAGCCGACATTACATTTATTTCTTTATCTATTCTAAAATTTGCTTGATATAAATGTTCGTTTAATATAATTGCAACAGAGCCTTCTTTTCCAGGAGCATATTTTGAACTGTATTCAAATAAATTTCGATACAGTTCTTCAAAGTCCTTAACGTTTGAATCTGCAATAATTTGTCTAACGGTAAGCCATTTTTTACTTCCCATCAGTTCCTTTAATACCTCTTTAATATAGTTGTTTGAGGTTAAAACTGTTTTATCTAGTTCAATACAGTCATCTTTTACAGACATTTGAAGTACATTCAACATTTTTCTCATGTCAGGGTAATACTGTACTATAAGTGATTTTAAATCTTCAGGTTTACATGAAATAGATAATTGATCCTTTAATATCCAATCTAAATGGTTGTATACATCTGTTTTAGATGGAGGTACTATTTTAAGCACCTGGCAACGTGATTGAAGTGGGTCAATGATTCGCTCAATAAAATTACAGGTTAATATAAATCGTGTTGAGCGAGAAAATGTTTCAATTACGTTTCGTAAAGCCGCTTGTCCTTGAATTGTGATGAAATCTGCTTCGTCTAAGATTACTACTTTAATACTTTTCCAAGATGCAGAACTAGCAAATCCCTTTACTTTCTCTCGAATAGTGTCAATTCCGTTTTCATCGGATGCGTTTATGTAAAGATAATCGCAATCTAGATTTTTAACGATAATTTTTGCTAGGGTAGTTTTACCTGTACCTGCGGGACCATAAAAGATAAAGTTTTGAATGTCACCTTGATCAAGGTATTTTTGTATTGTGTCTTTTACATTTTCGTTACCAACATAGTATTTCAGTTTGGTAGGGCGAAAACGTTCTACATATAACGTATTTTCTTTCATAACCATATTATACAAAAAAAGCCTGCACTAGGCAAGCTTCTTTGTTTTATTTTATAATCCTGCTAATTTTTTCATTCTATATAAATCAAAATCAAATTCCATTTCTTCTTTTAACGTAGATTTTTTAACTAGAAGTTTTTTACGTTGATCAGCTGAAATACCAGTTACAATTAGTTTGTATTGTGTTCCTTCTTCTGTTTTGGTTGTTTCGGTTTCGTATTTTGCTGTTGGAACTTCTCCAATTTCTTTTTGAAATTCTTTACGAATTTTATCTATTTTATCTAAACTATCTGCAGTTACAGATAATGGAGGAACAGTTTCAGCTTTTGGTTTTTCTACTGTTTTTGGTGCTTCACCACCATCTTGTTCAACATCCACTAATTGATATTCAACACCTGCATTGTCCATAATTGTTTTTAATACTTTAGACAAATATGGTTTTGTTTTGTATGGATTTTCAAGTGTATAAGGGAAAACAATTTTTCCATCTTTTACTACATAGTGAATATCTTGTTCCAATTTACCACCATATTTTTTCAAATTGTCTGGTGTTTTCATTGGAAAGTAATTAGCACCATATCGTCCAATAATATCTTTTGGAAGTTCTTTTCCGGATAATGTAAATAAGTAGTCGTTTATGCTACCATCGTTTCCTTCTGCTTGCCATCTTTCATATCCTGATTCTGCTTCTTTTTCAGCTGTAGCGAATGCTTCAGGTACTCTATTTTTCAAATCAATTAACTTGAATGCTTTTTCATCTTCTGAACGAGTATCCCAATCTTTCCAAGCAGCTCCTGCTTTTTGAGCAGGGATTGAAGGACCAAATGCTTTTACAATAGCTTGTGGATCACGCATGTTTTGAGCATAAATGCCATAATTTGAAATATTGTCCATAGCTTCAAGAGCTGCGTCTATATCTTTTGGTTGAACAGCAAGATCGTAATTTACCTTCAATTGGCTCATTCCATCTTCTTCACCTTCAATTTCGCGTAATATATCAGTTAATTTCATAGTTATAAATATGTAAAAAAAGAGACCCGTTATTGAGGGTCTCCATATATGTTAAATCGTTTAATTGGTTCAGGTTGAATTTCTTTTTCTTCACTTCGTGTAACATAAATTTTGCTATCTAAAGGAGCTAAAAGAAATTCTACTTTCTCTTGATTTTTGTCAAACCATGCCTCTAAAACATCTGTTAGTGATTTATGGATGATTTTATTTTTATCATCCACGAGCAACCAGGAATCTCCTGGTGGTACTCGTGTAGCGATAAGTTCGTGGTATTCTATTTTTTCTGTTTTCATATTACATCATTCCCATCATTGGATCTATTCCAGATTCTTTTTTGTCTTCTGGTGTATCCACTATTGTACATTCTGTTAATAAAATTGTTCCTGCAATTGATGCTGCGTTCATAAGTGCATTTTTAGTTACCTTATGTGGATCTATGATACCTGCTTCTTTCATGTCTATAACAGTTTCTGTTTTAACATCTAAACCATACCATATCTCTCGTTCTTTATCTCCAAAGTCACCTACTTTATATTTAAAGTGGTAAATACTTTGATCATCGTATCCTGCATTTTTCAAAATAACTTCAAATGGTTTACCACAAGCTGAGTGTACTAATTTTTTTCCATAGTTAAAGTCATCTGAATTTTCTATAGCAAAAGTAATCCCTTCACGAGCGTGTAGCAATGCTGCTCCTCCACCTGGTACAACACCATCTTCTAGGGCACATTGTGTAGCGTGAAGTGCATCATCTACTCTATCTTTTTTCTCTTTCATTTCGGTTTCAGTACTTCCACCTACGTGAACTAAAGCAACACCACCTACAAATTTAGATAGGCGTTCTTGCAATTTTTCCATTTCAAATGGAGTAGCTGCTTTTTCAAGTTGAGCTGTAAGTGATTCTACACGTTCTGAAATTGCTTCTGCTGTTCCTTGGCCATCAATGATGGTAGTTTTTTCTTTAGATACTGTAACTGTTTTAGCTTCACCAAACCATTCCCAATTGAATTTGTCTAGTTTCATACCTTTTTCTTTGTCAAATACTGTTCCACCTGTTAAGACAGCAATATCTTCTAAAATTAATTTTCTACGTTCACCAAAGTCAGGAGCTTTTACAGCTACTACTTGAAGTGTACCTCTCATTTTATTTACAATAAGTGTAGCTAAAGCTTCTCCATCTACATCTTCTGCAATAATTAAAAGCGATTTTCCTTTTTGCGATACACCTTCTAAAATTGGCAATAATTCTTTTACTTGAGTAAAACGGTGATCAGCAATCAAAACATAAGCATCTTGAAGCAATGCTGACATATTGTTATTGTTAGTAACAAAGTATGGAGACTTGTATCCACGATCGAATTGCATTCCTTCTACAACCTCTAAATATGTTTCGTCTGTTTTTGACTCTTCAATGTAAACTACACCTTCACGTCCTACTTTTTCCATAGCACGAGCAATTAATTTTCCTACTTCAACATCATTGTTTGCTGATATAGTAGCAATTTGTTGTAGCTGTTCTTCCGATGAAATTTTTTCTGAATTTTCTTTAAGTACAGTAAGTACTTCTTTTACTCCAGCATCAATTCCTCTTTTAATTTCAACAGCATTTGCTCCTTCATTTAATTTGGTTAGTCCACCTTTAACTAATTCACGAGCAAGTAAAGTTGATGTTGTTGTTCCATCACCTGCGTGGTCTGATGTTTTTACTGCTGCTTGTTTAACCATTTGAGCACCTAAGTTTTCAATTGGATCCTCTAGTGAACCAATTTGTTTTGCTACAGATACTCCATCTTTAGTTGAAACAACCATTCCATTTTCTATATACACAACGTTTCTTCCGTTAGGTCCTAATGTTGCTACTACTGCATCCGCTAAAGTGTCAATGCCTTTAACTAATTTTTTACGAGCTTCTGCTCCGAATTCTATTTTTTTGCTCATCTTAATTTTCTGTTTTAACTCTTGCTAATATTTGTTTCTCGTTTCCTATATAATATTCATCTCCATCGTGTTGAAGTTTTGAAAACCCCATAGTTGGAAGAATTACTACATCACCTACTTTTATTTCGGTTTCTAAAAATGTTCCTGTTACTGTATATGTTCCAGGTCCTACAGCTATAACTGTTCCATGTTCATTTCTATCTTTTCCAGCATCTGGTATAACGATAGAGCCATACATTGTTTCTTCCGTTTCAATTGGCTTAACTATAACCGCATCAAAAAGTGCTTCTAATTTACTCATAATTTTACTTTGTTTAACATTGTTTCTATTCCTTCTTTAACTGTGTTCCAAGTTTCAATATAATCTTGGATTGAATTGTACGAATTCTCGTTTTGATAAAATTTTTCTTTAGCCACGCGATTTAGTGCATTTGAAAAATTGCTGTAATGTCCAATTATTTTTTCTACCTCTTTACCAGTTGCTTTTTTACCAGCAAATCCTCTCATAGAAGTAGACAATTCCATTACTGTAAAGTTTGTTGCATCTTTAACAATATAAAAGGGTTCCATGTTTGGATCCTTAATTGTGCATAAATTGGATTGTGTGTCATTCTCGTCTCTAGCGGGACGACCGCGTCTTTTGGTTTCTTCCATAACTAAATTTAAATTTATAACTGTAATATACGAAAACTTATTTGAATTTCCTAATTCTATTATACATACTAGAAGGCACTTTCCTCTTTACGAACCATGTAATATTTGCTTGTAGTGTTCTCTGATTTAAATTCAAGTTTCATTAAACCCTGATAGCTTAAATATAAAGTACCGCTTTCTAAATCTTTATTTACGTGAAGTATATTTTTAAATATATCTGAATTAAATGGTATCTCAATTTTTTGTTGTTTAATTTTACCATACATTTGGTAAGTGATCTTGTTGTTATGGCCTTGCTCGTCTCCAAAAGTAAACACACACATGTCATCTCCGTTCAAGTCTTTGTCAACAGAAACAGTTAACAAACCAATACCTGCTAAAGCAGATTTTGCTTTAACTAAATTGTCAACATATTCTTTTTCAAATGGCAATACAGCATCCCATTCAGGTTCTGTTACAGCACCTACTCTACCAATAAGTAAAGGATCAGCTAAAGCATATGTTAAGTTAAAGTCACTATCTGCAAAATGCATTTTAGTGCATAAATTTCTATTTTTTTCTAAACTAAATAGCAAATCACCTGAGGTGATGCCTATTAGGTTGAGTAGTTTTTTAGTGTCAAAGATGGCTAGCTCACTGTCTTCAATGTCTATATTGTTGTGTGTAATGTTTCCTATTACCTCTTTGGAAATTGACATAAAGTCAATGGTTAAGGTTTTGTCTTTGATTTTCCACTTGACGGACTCGTTTTCGCCCAAGTAGTATTTGTTTATAACCGATTGTAGAATTAACTTATTTACCATGTGTTAAAGATACAAAAAAGCCTGCTGGTAGGCAAGCTTTTCTATAGATGATTTGTTTAAAGTTTACCTAAGATGTGGACTAGTGTAAGGTGATTCCTTTATTCCAAATTCTTTTAAAACATCTAGCATATTTGCATTATCTCCCGCATTTGGGATAAATACTGAATACTCTTTAGTATGTGGATTTTTTCCAAATTTTATTTTTTTCGGGTTAACAAAAAACTTTTTCTTTGCTGCTAGTGCTATCTGTTCCTGCTCTTCCTCGTCTGGTTCTCTATTAATTGCAATATAAAGACCATCTTCCATATCGCCATAATATCTATCTGCTTCTTCCATTTTTTCTTTGTACTGGCCTTCGGTAATAATACCAGCCAACATTTGCATACGTAATTGTTCTTGTGTCATTTTATGTATTTTATTATAAATATTATGAAAATGTGAAAAATTTAGCCTTAAATGGATTCAAATTGAAATCCCAACCAATATCATTGTACACGGTTTCTAATTTGTTTCGCATTACGCTATCAAATAAACCATCTCTATCAATATATTTGTTAATTAATTCTGTAATATCATCTGGATCGTTGTATCCGTTGTATCCTATAGTGTCAATTTGGTATGGGTTTGGTTTTAGATTAGCTATATACATTTTATCTCCAATGGTAAATTCGGGATATTTTACATTAAGTTTTTTGTAACGTAAAAAATCGTTGTATCTAATAGCTGCTTTTGTGTTTACAGGACATTTTAATTTTAATTTAGAAAATAAATCACCGGCCATAGGTTTACGTTCAATATATTCACCCATTTTCTTTAATCCAGTTGGTTTCAGTAAGTTGATCCACTCAATTTCACCAACCATTTTCTTGAATTCCATTACGTCTTTATCTATTTCTTCTTTTGGTTTACCAAATAGAATATTTTTGATTAGGTTTTCTCCAAAGTTTCTAAATAGAGGAGGAAAATTAGATTTCATAATGTCCATTCCTTTCATCTCTAATTCCTCAATTGATATACCTTCTTTGTTTACAATGTACATTGCGTAACGGCGTTTTCCGGACCAATACGCTTTTTCAGCGATTACCTCTTGTTTGAGCACAAAGTGGTGTGCTTCGGTCATATTGAATAGATCCTGCGATATATTGTTTAGATTATCGTTTGCTACTTGCTGGAGTTCCTCAGTTAAAATAAGTAAATGTTTGATTTTCTCTTCACGGTCTTCGTATTTTAAATCAGGGTTTCTATGTTTTAGCAAATCAGTTAACTCCATGTAAAGGGAATCCGTGTCTGAAGCTATCACGAATGGTTTTTGATCTATATCTAATTGTGTGGAGATGTAGTCGTTTACAAATGTAATTGATTCTTTAGTTAATCTCTGACCTGAATTTGTAATAGCGGCTGAGCATATTTTAAATCCATCTGTAAAACGCCAAGAGTTAATTGCATATGTACCGTATAAAGCGTTTTGTAAGATTTTAAATGCCATTTGGTACAAGTCATATAATTTATAGTTTGCCCAATCTTCTGCTTTACCTGCTTTTTTCTTAAGTGCTCTATAATGTTCTCTTTGATTAAACCAATCCTCTAGTACTTCACAAGCTATGCTCTTTTGATCGGTTCTATAAAATGCTCCACTAGCGGAAATAGTCCAATTATTGTCTTCAATTAATTTAATTAAAGCTCCCGCTGCTATAGTAGCATCTTTTAAAGTATAAGATCGTTTAACTAATTTTTGTATGTGTAGTTTTTCCTCGGGGTCAAGTTTCTTTAACTGCTCTAAAGAATTATATTGTTCGTAATTGTCTTTTGTAACAATTCTACCTATTAGTGTTTCAACACCTAAATTCAAAGATTTAATGATTGAGGGATACAGTGAGGTAAAGTCTAAGTCACTTACATCTGAATATAGTCCAGGGATAGGGTCTAGTAGGTATCCACCTGCGTAGCTATCTTTTTTACGGATTGATTTAGGGTAACGGTTAACATATTTTCCTGCCATTGTTTTTACAACAATGTTGTCTTTTTCAAAGCTATATACAGTACCCTCAATTGTTGAAGTACCGCGTTGATGTACCACGTGATCACCGAGTTCAAGCTCTTTAATGGTGTGGTTTGTGGTAGTTGGTTTATTGGGTGCAATTATACCCTTGCGTTTTAAATACGTTAAAATCGCCCCCTCGTTTAATATGGTATTGTAGTAAATTGATTCATATGGTGTATGGCATAAATGGGAAATCAAAATAGTTAATTCAATAAATTTTTGTTTTTCCTCTAATGCTTCTATAATTTCAACATCTCGAATATTGTATTCTATAAATTTAAGTGGATCTTCTCTAAATAAAGTATCTAAATTACCATTGTATTCAATTTTACCTAAATTAACATATTTTTTGCCGATATCACCTAACTTGTAAGATGGTTCTTCTTTAGCAATATATTTGCGAAGCAATAACATATAGTCTAAACTGCTAACTAAACCAATTTTAATTGGGGAATTTGGTTGAGATAATGTTTCTGTAATTTTTCCAATTGGAGATAAACGGTTTACTTCATCCCCCAAACATTTTCTAATTCTATAATATAAATAAGGGATATCAAAGAAATCACTATTGTATCCTACTACAATTGTAGGGTCCATTTGCTCCCATTTTAATAAGAATTTACGTAGTAAAGTGTTTTCATCTGGGCATGAAATGATTGTTTTTCCATCTTGATCTAGGTCCTCTATTTTACCTGCTTTATCTAAAATAAAGCATATCTTTTCTTTAGTGGATGTATCAATTAAAGCAATGGCTGTAATTTCTGCATTAGCTTCTCTAATGGTAAATGGGGTAAGTGCACCTAGAATTTCAATTTCAATATCTAAATAAACGGTATTGTGGTATTCAGGCATTTCGTCTGTCTTGTAGTACAGATCTCTTAAGATTACAAGTTCACGGTCAATGTCTTTTTCATAAATTGTAGGATCTTTTCTATCGTATTTGCCGGATATTGGAGAACATTTTTCACCAAATAGTGTTTCATGTTCCCCGTATTCATCCAACTTATATAGAGTAGGCCAATATTGGAATTTGTGTATTCCTTTTTTATCGTCCCGTAGATAGTAGTACCATTGATCTTCTCCTGGTAACCTGTTGTAGTAAACACTTTGATACATAACTTTTATTTATATGAAGATACAAAAAAGCCTGCGGGTAGGCAAGCTTTTTAAATATTATTTTAAAAATTGAGATAAATCAGGTTTAAAGTAATTTATTGATTTCATTACTTTCTTGTCAGAGCTTCTATAGACGATATAATATCTACCAACCTTCTCATAGTGACACGGAGTCTTTTGCTCTTCGGAACGTACTCTAACGGTTTCTTGTGCCTCCTTTTTACTTGTGCAAGCTTTGCTAAGATTAGACGCTTGGACTTCTTGATATGCTGGCCATATTTTATCCTTAAGACCATGTAGCATAGCACCGTTGCCCAATGAAACGTAGGTAATGTCACATAGAGCATCAAGAACCTCAACAATATTCCCCGTTTCGCATGCATGTTTATACTCCTCTAATTCTTCTAAAATGAAATTATAGACAAACATCCACTCTTTTTCATCGGGTATGTTCGGGGTATAATTATTGGGCTTTCCCATTATTGCATTAAATTCTTCAACTTCTGATACAAATGGTACATAGTTTTCTTTTGTATTGCTAACAACTTGTTTTGCTAGGAATTTTGTAATTTGATTTTTAAATCCTTTTAGTAGTTTCATATTTTTATTTTTAAAATGGTAATGATTGGTCTTGATTAAAGGTAATTTGATTTAATGCTTCTAATTTATCTTGTGCATCTGCTAGTTGGGAAATTAATTTATCCATTTCCTCTAAATGTTGAGGGTGTTCTCCAATCCCAACTGAATTTTCAAAGTAAATTGATAAAGTTGCTTTTGCTTCTGCAATTTGAGCTCTATATTTTAACTCTAAAGCTTCATAGAGTAAAGTTGATGTTGACATATTTTTATTTTTAGATTTGGTGTCCGCCGTTATTTATTTTTAGTGAGTCAAAAAATTCTTTGCGTGCTTGATTATCGTTTTCCATAAACACACCTGATGCTTTAGTTGTAACCATTGATGCTCCTTGGTGTTTAATACCACGACATGAAACACAATTGTGTGTTGCTACTACAGTTACAATTACACCTCTGTTTAATTCACAGATTTTATTTACAGCATTGTGGATAGCTGATGTTAATTGTTCTTGGATTGCTCCTCTACGGCCAAATAGCTCTACTATTCGGTTTAATTTGGATAAGCCAATTACTCTACCTTCATCTCCTACAACATATCCAATATGTACTACTCCTCCAATTGTTTGGTGGTGGTGTGAGCACATTGAATTGATAGGAATATTTCTTTCAATTACTATACCGTCGTATCCATCACTTGGAAATGAGGTAATATCAGACATTGCTGTATATCGACCTGCAAATAAATCAAATACATATGCTTTTGCTACACGGCGAGGTGTTTCTGATGAATTTGGATCATTTTTCCAATCTACACCTAATGCAGTTAAAAATTGACCATAAGCAAGTTCGGCTTTATCAACCATTTCCCATTTTTCTTGTTCTGTAAGCGGGAAACCAGGTGCAACTCCATTTGCATAACCTTCTTTTACACACTCTAAATCAGTGTGATTTTTTCTACGTTTGTTTTCTGTCATATATTTAAATTAATCTTGTATTGTAATTTTATCTATTTTATATTGTTTTTTATATCTTTCAATATACGACTTTCCTATTCCAATGTCAATGATTTCATGATCATCTGAAATAACAGGTGTATGTTTTCTGTTTGATATAATAGAATCTATTTCAAGGTTTTTATATGTGTTTAAGTAATGTTTTTTACCTGTTGGTTTTTTATAAACAACACATATTATCATTTTTTCAGATGATGGCCTTCCAGTTCTAACAAATGTAGGTTTAGTTGTGATTTTTTTAGAAGGTCTTCCTCTTCCCATAACTTATTATTTTATATAAATGTACAAAAATTTTTTGGATAAGCCAAATTAAAATTTGTAATCTTGAATAGTATTTGAATCTTCTCTTTCCCACGGATAAACTATCCAATCATTTGAATTCCAAATACTAGAATAAAATGTAGGTTTAAATACAGAAGTTTGAGGTTTGTAATGCAAACATGCAAAATTTAAATTAAATGGAAAAGCATATTCTTTTTGATGCGTTTCAAAAAAATTAGCAAATGTAACTCCACTATCGCAAATATCATCTATAATTAATGTATTTGGGGAAATAGTTCCTTTAGTCATTGGTATTCCTAGTTTATGGGAAACCATAACCGCTGGTATAAGTCCTCCTCTCTGTAATCCAAAAATATTTTCAATTTGAATTCCTGATTGGGCAATTTGTTGGGTTAATGAATTAACTAATTCATCTATTTCATTCCAACTAACATAATGTTTTTCTATCATACCATGCGTTTTGTGTCGAAGGCAATGATGTGGTCACGCCCTGTCATATTGTATCCTTTTTCAACACACATATCAAATACAAGTGGATACATTTCAATTAATGTTTCTCTAGTATCTCCAGCAGGCATAATGTATGTTTTGTCTTTTGGAATATTAAGTTCTACTCGATACGCTTCAATAGTAGCAAGATTTTCATCTGTACCATCCCATACTGGTTTATAGTGGTAATCTGTATGAAACTCCATCATTTGCTTAATTACAGTAGTATTAAGTCTTAATTTATTGTGTTGATCGATCATTCTTTGATCCACAATCGCTCCTTGAGGCGTAACAGCACCGAGTACGGGTATAGAATTACCAAACTTTGGACTGAGAGATATAAGGCCAATAGGATAGTCGGTAGGTACGAAATGGCTACCTTCAGTTTCAATAGTAATGAGTATATCTCTTTCATGTGCAAAGTGTGTTAATTCGTTTACTAATTTTGGATGCATAGTTGGACTTCCTCCTGTTAACATCATTTCTTTTATATGAGGATTTTCGTCATATATTTTGATAATATCGTTAAAGTTAAATGTTCCTTTCTCTGGGTGTATGCTTGTATACCAGCTGTCGCACCACCCGCCTTCTCCAAAATAGCAACGATGTGTGCATCCTGTTGTACGAACTGCAATAGTGGGTCTTCCAAAACGAGAACCCTCGCTTTGAACACATCTATACAATTCAAGTATAGGTAATGTTTTGCTATAATCTTCTATTCTTCCTAAATTTGATTCCATAATTCTTTTACTTGTGATTCACTTAAAACTCCTGGTTTTTTATTAACTTCTTGTCCATCCTTTAAAAATATTAAAGTAGGTATACTTCTAATATTATATTGGGTAGCTAATGTTGGATTCTGATCAACATCTACAAATTGAACAGGAATAGAAGCACTTACACTTTCCATAATAGGTTTAAAATTTTTGCACGGTCCACACCATTCTGCAGAGAAATAAATAATTTGTTTCATTTTGTTAAAATATATTTAAATTTAATGTCACCAAAAGTGGTGGTTGTCGTATAATAATTATTGTCCATAGCTTGCACTGTTTTTTTCGTGTTCATAAACTTCTACTTTTATTGCTTTTACTCTATCTTCTGTTTCTTCTTTTAAGAATGCATTGATTATATAATATAAATGTTCTGCAAATTTTTCGCATCCAGTAGCTGGGAGTATTCGTAACTGTATGATACCATCTTCATCCATTTGTTGGAATTTCTTTAAGTATGGATCATCTATAGCTACAACTGTTGTGTGGTCTAATAAAAAGGAAAAATAATCTTTTGGAGACATTCCAGAAATTTTAGTTTTAGATCGCTTCATGCCCCCAAAGTCCCATACCCAGTTTCTGTGATCTAATTCACCTTCAAACCAAACTCTAAAAGATACTGCGTATCCGTGTAGGAATCTGCAATGGGTATCTTCTGCTTTCCATTGACGGAAACAAGTTGAGTATCCATCAAATAATTTTGTACTAGTATATTTTGCCATTTTAATTTATTTTATCGTAAGTTAATTCAAAGATGTCCGGTTTGCATGGATAGAATTCTCCTTTAATACCTTTTATAACGTAATCGTTCCAAGAGATTTCCATATCTCCTTCTAAGGTTCTTATAAAATGATATAATCCCTCACCATCTGATGTTGGGGTTACTATTAAGTTATCTCCTAACATATCATACACCTCTTGAATGTTTTGAGATATAAACTGTACTGCTTCGATCTCTACTGGTTTTTTTCTGTATTTTCCCATTTTAATTTATTTTTTTATTATTTTGTATTGAAAATCCATCTCCTTGGTTTCCTATCACATATCCATCAGCTTTTAAATTAACTTTAATATATTGTAACCAAATTTTATCTTTTTGACCTTCTTTTCCTGGTTTATTTGTAGCTTCAATAAATAATTGTGTAGGTTGGTATTTTTTTATAAATTCATTTATTACTTGAACAACTGTTGAAATAATTTTAAAGAAGTGATTTAAATCGGTTTTAAATGCTTCTACACTTTGGTTATTAATTGTAAATTCAACTTCATATCCATTTGAACCTTCTTTAAATCTATGAAATCTAACACTAATATCATTTTGTTGTTCATCTTTAAAATCGGTATAAACCATATTTCCTTTTTCACTAAATAAAAAATCTTTTTCATATGGTTGAACACGTTGTTCTATTTCTAAAAGTTTTTGTTCACTTTCATTTAAGTTTTGTTTATAATTTAAATATGATCTTGCCATTTTAATTATTGTGTGTTTCTAAAACTTTTGTTACTTCATTTACTACGTGTTCCCAATTTACAGGACCTGTTTCATCAGCATATCCTACAGGATCTTTTCGTCCCAATTTAATAAAAGCCTCTACACGCTCCACGGAACTTGCTGATTTGTAATCAGAAAACCATCCGGAAGCATCAATTATATCCATACCTTCCTCGTAAGCTAGTTCGTGGTATATAGGCTTATATGAAGTATTTGTGCGTTTGTATACTTCGTTAAAGTTTAAGCCAAGTTCATCACATAACATTTCACCATCTTGTAAAATAGTAAATTTATCTCCTTCAAGATATGGTGTAAAGTAACCTACTTTTTCAGATCCCCAATTTCCAATTCTAAAGGCTGTATCATCTGCATCTCTAAATTCTTGTCTACAATCTGGATAAATTGCGTGATCGCCTGCATGGATCCCCATTGCAATATCACATTGCTCATCTGTTTCATCTGCGATTGAAAGTGCTACTGCTTGGATAATTGAAGCAAATATTTTATTTCTGTTTGGAACAACTGTTGCTTTCATGTTTTCTTCAGCATAGTGTCCTTCAGGTACTTCTTCTCCACCTGTTACTAAAGCTGAGTTTAGTAGGTCAGCTAATCCATTTAATTGAATTTGACGATAACGGATTGGAGAGTAAGTTAAATTAATATAATCTACTAATGACTGTGCTCTATCTAACTCTATTCGATGTTTTTGTCCATAATCAAAAGAGATTGCTGTTACTGTATCGTACTCTTTCAAGCAACGAAGTAACAATGTTGAGGAGTCCATCCCTCCGCTAAGACTAACTACTACATGTTTTGCCATAATTCACTATTTAAATTTTTATATTCTTGTTTGGTTAATCCTTTCATTAGCATATAACATTCAAAATCTATATCTAATAATCTCCAATGAGTATACCATTCTTCTTTCCACAGTTCACGGAATTTTTCAAATTCCTGTTTTGTTAATTTATCCATAATTAAAAGGGTAAATCATCTTCATCAATAACTCTATTAAGTGTTCCCGGTAAATCTTCTTGATGGATTGATTCTGGTTCTCTAAAATAAAAATCTAAAAAATCTTTAGGATACAAATGTACAATACCTGTATATTTTGGATTTGAGATTTCTCTTTTTTGCATTTTAACACCTGCTTGATAAGCAGCAGATGCTACTTCTTTTCCTAATTCATTACCTGCGGCTTTACCTATGTACTCATATAAACTTAAATATTCCATAACTTTTATTTTTGATTAAATATACGAAAAGAAAATATGGACTCCAAATTAAAGTCCATTTATTGTGCGAAACATTTCTACATTAAAATCTACAAGATCCTCGTTAACAAATTCTTTGCTTATATCTTGGTGTTTGTTCATATTGGCCATTGGTTTTAAATGTAATCCCATTTTTGTATATGGCATTTCACCAATTGCTGCCATAATTGGATTTGAGGTATCAATAGATTCAATAAATGGCATATTTTTATACATTCCAAATTCAATAGGGGAAGCAGTTCCAAGTAAATGGATTCGATCTGTATTGACGATTGTTTTATCTCTAAACATGGTAGAAATTACCATGAATCTTCCAATAGCTTTACCTAAATCTTGGTTTGGATGTGGGCAAATATCATTGTAGTATGAAGCACCATATGAAAATGCAATTTTCTTGTATCCTAAATCTTTATATGCTTGAACACATAAATTAGCTTCGTGTAAACTTTTTGCTTGCACAACAGCTACTTTAGTTGTATTTTCTGGGAGTTGGATGTTTGCCCATTGTTTTGCATTGCGGATTGAAGCTGAATAGTCTTCCCAAACATCAGGTACAATGAATTCATTCGGTTCAAGTTTATTTGCCCAATACATTAAACGGTCTGTACTATATGCTTCTCCAAGTTCATGGAGTGAATTGTCCATTACAATATAGCGTGCTATATTTTTTGAATTTTGAAAAAATACACGATATTCTTCGTTTTCATCCATTAAATGGGGTAAACAATAATCGTAATCGTTAAATTCTCTACTTTTTGTCAATAGACAAAATGGTACTTCGTGGCTAATTTTTACTTTTTTCATGTTAATTAATTTTCTACGTATACATGTTCGTATGATTCTATAGCTATTGATTCTAGGTTTGCAAAACGAGATGCATCATATCCTATCCAACGTAGTCCCATTTTAGTTGTTCCTTCATTTTTTATTCCATCTATAATAAACACTCGTTGATCGTAATTGTTTAAAAATTCTTCAACAACTTCATATTCTTTTCCATTTACAACTTCAGCACCCTCAGGTAACTTTCTATCATTGATACAAACTACTTTTTTCATCTCCAATCTATTTTATGATTATATACTCTTTCTGCGTATCCATTTACTCTAGGGTAACCAGTGTTGTAATATCCAAATACAATTTTCCAATTTTTATATTGGTTATGTAACATTCTTAAATATTTCATTGAGGTCATTATGTTATACTTTACATCATTTAACAATATTTCTTTAGATACTTGATCTTTGTTTACCCAACGTGCAGTTGATTTTAAAACTTGCATAGGCCCTAAAGCTCCGGTAGGGGATATTTGAGTATTTTTATATTTCCAATGAAATGGACCTTTATATCCTGTTTCTAACGATGCTATTCCATATGCATATTGTCTAGGGATATTAAATGAATCTGCATAAAATTCAATACAACTATATACTTGAATGCAAGGTGGGTCAGTTACATTTACTGTAAAACTTTTTCTTATTGGGGATGTGACGACTTCTTCAGGGGTTAAAAGCCTAAAGGAGGATATAACCGCTAAAAATATAGCGGCTACACCCAAAAATTTTAATTTATTCATTTACATTTGCATTTTGATAAATTCTATTTGAATACATTTTAAATATTGTCATTCCAATTGAATCTGAATACATTTGGTAGTTTCCACTTGCACGGTCAATTAACATTAATTCATTTCCTTCATTTACCGCAATTGATACATTAGAGGTGGAATAAATATTTGAATATGCATTTGATTTTGGTGTAGGTGGATAATTTTGGGTATATCTTCCAATGAAAAATCCTAATACTAATGCTCCTACGATTATTCCGTAACTAAATACTTTTTTTAATGTTGATAATACTAGTTCTTTATTCATAACTGATTTCATATAACTGGTTTTAGGGGGTTACTTTTTTTTAGGTTGTTTAAATTTTACTGAATTTTTTAGTTCATGGTAAACATGGAGTTCAGATAAAAATGATTGGTTATTTAATGGTGCTTTTTCTACAAATCCACCATGTTCAATTACTTTGCCATCCGGCATAATTGTTCTTGAAATTCGAACTCCTTTTCGAGGTGGTTGTTTTTTCTTACATAACATTCCAAATCTGCGTAAAAATAATCGAAATTTGGTTTTAAATGTTTTTGTTGATGTCATAACTTTTATTTTTATAATTAAAATATACAAAAGAAAATTAATATTTCCAAGTTTTTTTAAATATTTTAGAATTTTTTAGGACGACCACGTTTTTCTACTTGTTTTCCAGAACGATCGAATGTTTTTAAACAATACATATAAAATTCTTCAGTTGTACCATCAAAATCTGTAATATGATCTTCATATTCTTCTTTTGTCATTACAAATTCACGTAAAAATCCTTTTTTAAGGTTTGATAGTTTACTAGCTTCGTCTGCATTGAAATCCTCTATTAAACGTTTTCTACGAGCTAGATCTACTCCATTTTTCTCGAGTAATTTTTGTATATCTCCGTTGTATTCTACATATTTTTCGTTGATTTCTAACTCGGATAATTTCCATTGCCAGTAGTAATGTGAAAATTCATATTCACCGTTTTTAATGCGATCAATAAATTTAACCCCACGTGGTAATGGTTTGAGTTTGGTATCAAAACGTCTCCACCATTTAAATTGGTTGTAATTTAGGGGTTGTAATTTTGATATCTCTTTAAGTACTACTTTTGGATCAGATGTTGTAAATAGCATAACCTTTATTTTCTTAAATATACTAAAAGTATTTTAAAAAGCCAAGTTTACTTAAATTTTCTCTAAAATTTTAGGGATATCAAACATTTCCTCTAAACTGTAATATGGACATTCATGAGTAACTCCCTCAAAAGAATAATCAAATAAATAAGCATCAATTAATTTTGTTGTATCAGTTGGGGTATTTGCAATTATGTTATTGTGAAGTGCATATCCAAAGTTTTTTGGAGAAGTTCCAATCCAAAATACTGTTGAGGGAACATTTAATGCTACTGCAGCATGTTGTAAACTAGAATCAATTAATATACGTTTATCACTTACCGCTAACAATGTAAATAGTTCCATAGCAGATAGGGTATAGTCTAAAATTTCAGCTCCCTCAATTTTAAATGAGGTTGGTTTACATACTTGTATAATGTGGTGGGTTTCTCTATATTTGTTAGCTATCTGGGCTGCTAGATTGAATGGGATATCTCTTGTCCAAGAATAGCCTAAATCGCTATTTAATATGCCTCCGTTAGTTTGGATTAATAGAATTGGTTTTTCTCGATTCCATTTTGTAGCATTTAATTGATGTATAAAATTAAAATTTAAAACAGGGGATTGGTTTTTGTATTCAATATCTAATATTTTACACCAATTTGCAATTAGATGTTTGTTTTTTAATATATGTTGTGTTTCATAGTATGGTTCATGTTTAAATACTATTGTATCTTTATTTTTAATGTAGTCATCGTAAAAATATTGAGTTGAACCTAATCTATATACTCTGTAAACTGATGGCAAATTTAAAAATATTTCAGGGTATGAAGCTACTACAACTATTTTCCTTTCTGGGTGTTTTTCTTTTAAACTACTTAATAATGATGTAGCAGCAATGTTTTTTCCTAGGCCACCTTCAATGTGCCAAACTATGTATTTTTCTTCCATTTTTTATTTTTTTGATCCTATTCTAATGTACTTATACCAAACACGTTCGTGAAAGAAATAAATTACAGGTTTAAGTACTAATTCACCTACTCCAAGCATAGATGAAACTTCTAAAGAAGCACCTAAAGAATAAGCTATTATTACTGTAGTTAATGTACCTAAAATACGATACGATATTGTTTTTAGTATGTGTCGAGTCATCACTGATTCCTCTTTAATAGTTACTATGTATGCTATATTATTTTTAATACTAACATACCCCTCACAGCTAATATGCCATTTGTAATCTTTGATATCTTGCATCCAATCTTTAGAAGTGGATGTGTGTCCATCTACTACAATGTTAGATACTAAAATTTCTTCACCATCGGTAATCAATCTCCAACGATCTTCTTCGCATGTAGATACTGTGTTAAATCTAATCTGGAATTGCTTTGACTTTGTATTCATAACTTTCCTTCTTTACGCATTTGTTCTCTAACTTTTGTTGCTGAAATATCGTGTATTTCTTGAGGTGGTGTATGTTCAATAATATCATAGCCAACTCCTCTACCAAATTCAACTGAGCATATGTCAGGGATAATACTAACTTTAACTTTACCTTGTCCACAAAGTTCTTTATATTCGTTTTCAATATTTTCAAGTACTTCTTGAGCATTAAATGGGTTGGATTCTGTTGTTTCAACATCTCTGATTGCAATCCAAACATTTTTACCTTCATTTAAAGCTTGTTGAAATAATGCTTTATGCCCATCATGTAGTGGTTGCCAACGACCAATAAACATTGCATATTGATTCGGTTTAGATTCTAGGGATGATTGTACGTGTACTTTTTTACTCCAATTTTTCATAACTTTATAATTTTGTTTATACAATTTTCAACTGAAATGTTTGTTGTATCTATGTTGATATAATTTGATGTAGGGGGTTGATAATCTTTTACGTGAAAATTTTCTCTGCCTCTGATATCTGTTGTATGAACATAAATCTCTTGAATTAAATCTCCAAGTTTTTCTTTAAATTCTTCTCTTTGATCTTTATATGGAGAAACTAAAGAAACAACTACATTACATTCTTTTTTAGATAGGAAATGGGATATATGTTGAGCTAAAGCAATATTTTTACGGCGTCCATCTTCGCTATAATCTTTATTATCAAATATATCTCGTAAATCATCACCATCTATGTGAAATGTATTTTCTAATTGCTGTTTTAACGCGCTTGCTAAAACTGTTTTTCCAGCTCCTGGCTGGCCTGTAAACCAATAAATCATAACCTTTTTTAAATATAATTAAATGCTTTAAAATACCAATCGTAATGTTGTTTTAATCGATCACTTTGTTCTTGACCTAAAATTTCAATGTAATCATCTTTTACTGGTTTTATTTGAGGTTGTATTTTGTGGTCTCCAAACATACCATGTATAATATCATTTTCTTGGGTTAATTGTTCAACATTATTAAAATCGTGTTTAAAATATGGCAATTCTAAATAATTGTATACTCTTTTAATTTCTGTTTCTGGATCAGTAGTAAAATCTTCAAAACGGATAAATAAAATATCTTTATCTAATCCTCTATGAACAACATCTGCTAACCATTCCATTGAAGGACCAATTGGAGGAGCAACCGAAAAATGATCTATACGAGAAACTGTAGTCATATTTTTCAATTCAACATTATTGATAATAAGTGAATCTTTATCTGGGTTTTTACGTAGGTTTTTTTCCATTGAAGCAAATACCGCTCTTAAGTCTCGCACCATGCATATGATTTTAGGTTTTTCTTCATTGAAGAATTCAAGAAAATCATAATGGCCTAACCATCCTCTACTTTTTTCCATTACGTAAGGACGATCTGTTATTTCTTCAAAGAAACCGTGCAATCCGTATTTGCAAAAACCTTTAAAACCATTTTTCATAGTTTCAGCATCTTGTGCTTTAAAGGCATCTCCTGTTGTATAAATAGTTCTTGCGTTTAACAAAAATTCTATTATACCTGAAGTTGGAGTTGAGTAAATTTCAGGGTTTTGCATCATTACATTTTGTAATAATGTAGATCCCGCCCGTGGGAGGGATGCATTGTAAAATATTTTTTTATCCATAAACTTTATTTAATATAAAACTAACATACAGAAATTTTTTTAAATTTCCAAATGTTTTTTTAAAAATTATACTTCTTCAGTTTCTATATCTTCTATAATAGGTTCTGCAGTGTATGAATTTCCATTTGCTATACAACTATTAATATCTGTTAATTGTTGTTGTGTTAATGCCTCTAAAAACCATTCTTTTGATAACATTATTTCTAAATGTTGGACATTTCTTGTAACGGTAGATTTGTTATTATCATTTACTATTTCTAAAATAGTATTGTTAATTAAATTAACTGAATCAAAAGCTGCACTTATTGATTGTTGAGGGTCTTGTGTGTTTAATTCTTCCATTTTGTTTTGTTTGTTTATTTTGTTTGTTTTAAATATTAATATATTTTTGTATTGTTATTGTTTAATAAAAATAATATGTTATTAAGATCATTTTTTGTAAAAAAGTTTAATTCAAGTAGCATATATGGTTTAAGTTATTTCCATATAAGATAATAGTGTGTCAGAACCACTTAGAAATGGTGTACTAATTTTTAATGAATCACCAGTCTGTAATACTATTGTATCTGATATAGGTTGAAATGATGTTTGAACCGGAACTGTTGCCCCTGAAATTAAATAATAATTAGTAGCCGATCCACTCTTGCTTAAAATAACATCTATGGTAACTCCACTAGAAGATACATTTGCAATGTATAAACTTTTTACAAGAGTAGTTGTACCTAAGGGTGATGTGTAAATTGTTGTAGAACCACTTGCGTTAAGTTTGTTTGCGTTTATTTTGTAAGTATTAGCCATTATTTTGTATATTGTTTGTTTCGATTAATAAAGGTTTAGATAGTCCCATTGTGTATACTTCAGGATACCATTCTATTTGAAAAAATTCATAAGCTTCTTGTTCTGTGTCAAACCAATACCATCCATCTATTGGATAGGTATAAGTATCTTTTTCTTCTCTTAGCAGTTTGTATTGGTCATAAGGCCCGAATACATAATTGAGGCCATATATCACTATTCCGCTTGGGTCTACTTTATAAAATCCTGATGTGTTCATATTCTTTATTTAATATAATTATCCTGTCACAGCCCATCCTTTTGCTGTTGCAATTGAGGGAGTATCATTTGCTGCTCCCCAGTTACCAGTAACCGTGATGGTTTTTCCTGCACCGGTTGCAGATGCATTAGTATAAATTTCATCTAATGCTGTTGAATCTAAATTATTGTTTGAAACATCAAAACTAGCATTCATTCCCGTAGCGCGCATTCTTTTTAAGTTATTTCCGCCAAAGGCACCAATAGTTGTACTAGAAGTCATATTTAATGCTGGGATTTCAATCATAGTACCGTTGGTGAACATTCCAGTAAAAGTAGTTCCACGAGATGTGTCTATTAGTGGAATATTTTTTAGTGATGAGCATTGGGAGAATAAATTGGAAAAATCAGTTGCTCGAGATGTATTAAAACCACCAACAGTTGTTAATGAGGTGCAACTTGCAAACATACCACTTACAGATGTAGCTGCTGAAAGGTCTAAATAGGGTACTGATATTAATGATTGGCAACCATTAAACATGTTAGTTACACCTGTAGTAGTACATTTAGATAAATTAAAAAATGGTACATCTGTAAGTGCATTACAACTAGAAAACATATATTGCACATTAGTAGCTTCTCCTAAATCATAAGCAGGAGCTTTTAGTAATGCAGTACAACCATTAAACATAAAACTAAAATTTGTTCCTTTGGATGTGTTAAAAAATGGAAATTCTCGTATAAAAACACCGGAAAACATACTACTAAAATTAGTTCCATTAGAAGTTTCAAGTGGTGGAATAGATGCTAAGTTAGGACTACTACTAAACATACTACTAAAATCTGTATTTCTAGCAAAATTTAATTGTGGTACAGATGTTAAGCTATTGCAAAAAGCAAATAATGATCCTGCGGTTGTCACATTTATTGTATCAAACGGTAGTACATTTACTAAACGTTTACATTGTTGAAACATTGCAGTTATATTTGTTAAACTTCGTGTATTTGTAAGTCTTGGGGAAATTTTAATTGCAGTATTGTTAAACATAAAACCAGCGTTTGTACATGCTGTAAGATCCATTGTTAATGGTACTGATTCTAATTGGTAGCAGTTGTTGAATGTTTGTGCAAAAGATGTAACTTTTGAAGTACTACCAATAAATTTAACTTGTTTTAAATTATAGCAATTTTGAAATGTGCCATTAAAAGTAGTGTTATTACTAGTATTTATGGGTGGGAGTGTTGGTAAAGAATAACAATTATTAAATGTATTTTGATAATTTGTACTAGCACTACTAAATGTAGCGGCTATTGATTGAAGATTGTTACATGCATTAAAAGTGGAGGTCCAAGTTGTTACTTTTTGAGAATTTAATAGTGTTATTGTTCTAAGATTAAAGCAACTGTTAAATGTTGAAATAGCACTTGTTGCGTTAGTCCAATCTAATGGAGGTAGTTTTCTTAAATTAGGACAACTTGAAAACGTGGTGGAAAAGTTACTACCGCTTGTTGTATAAAGAGATACAACTTCTACTAAACTATTACAATTATTAAAAACGTTTTGAAAATCTGTTATTCTATTTGACCCAGAATACTCAAATCTTTCTAACTCCTTTGGTATTAAGAAAGAAGCGCCACTAGATCCTACCAATAGTGTTTGAACTTGATCACCGGCCATTTTAATTGATCTCCAACCACTAGTTCCTCCGTTAACTAAGGATCCTGTTGGTGGTGTTGGTCGAGTGGTAAGAGTAACAGAACTAAAACTTGTAGCACTGCCTGATAAGGTTACATTAATTAACGCTGGTTTGTATAACTCAGTAACTGAGTATATAGAGCTTGTTAAGGCTGCAAATGAAGCAGTTGTATATTGTTTTGACCCAGTTACATTTGAATTATAATTGTTTGAAGTACCATCCCCCCAATCAACTGAGTATCCTCCACCTCCATTTGTTGAAATTTGTAAACCAACAAAATTTGAGTTATTGTTATAAACACCATACCATGCCACTATTTGATTATTAGATACTGCAGGTAGTGGTGGCAAACCGCCGCTTATGTTAATTGAGGGTGCAGTTGAAAAACGTGATGAACCAGATGTAACAGATATTGATGATACTGCATTTCCAGATAATACTGCAGATGCTGATGTGTATTGTGGGGCTGATCCTTGTATTTGTACGGTTGGTGGTGTAGTGTATCCGCCACCCCCATTTGTAACACCAATAGAATCTATTCCGGCTATAAGAGATGATGATATAACTGCTCCAGTACCAGTAGGAGTGGTTATTGTTAAAGTTGGGTTTGAAGTATATCCTCTACCATTACGTAATACCGGTACTAATACAGCGTGTGTTCCTCCAGCTGCTAGCCCTCCACCGGTTACTGTTATTGTTGGAAAGGCTGATGTAATGTAATTGCTACCCGATGTTACTATTGTAACAGATGTTACCTTTCCATTTGTTATTGCCGCTGACCCAGTTGCGGTTTTAAGGGGTCTCCAAGTAGGATTGGTTGTAGGGGTTGAAAAAGTTAATGTTGGTGCTGAGGTGTATGGTCCTCCTCCATCCGCTATAATTACATCTTGAATTGAGTAGAAGGGAGTAACTGCAGTTATAATACCGCTGCTAATAGTAGCTACAAATGCTGCGGCATCTTCACCTCCTCCATTAGAAAAACTCATTGTAACGTTTAAGTTACTAGCAGGATATCCTGTACCACCACTGTATAATATCATATTAGATATTGACCCGTTTGATAATGACGCGGTTGCAAGTGAACCAGAACCTCCACCGGTTGATATAGATTCAGTTAAAAGTGGTCTTGTATCAACAAACGTAGGACTTGACATTAGATTTGTGTCATTAGAATATGCATCATATTGTGTAAGATATCTAGTATCAAAATTTTTATTTCTAGATATTATACCTTGATTATCAAGTCCTAGTGTTGGATTACCTATATATCCGTTATTGTCTTTTTTAGCCATATCGTTATTACATTAAAAAATAAAACTGTGCTTCAACAGATGTTGTGTCACCTCCACCACCTCCACCATTTAATGCAAATGATGCCGTTAACGCGTATGAAGCACTTACAACAGTTCCACTAAAAAATGAAGCCGTTTGAGCATATGAAGCACTTACAACAGTTCCACTAAAAAATGAAGCCGTTTGAGCATTTTGAACGAATGATGCTGTTTGTGCATATGAAGCAGTTGTTACTGTGCCTTGCAATGACCCGGTAAATCCTGCAGTTGAAGTAATACTTCCACTAAATATTGCGGGACCTATGTTTGTAAATGTACCTGATCCAGATACTATTAAAGATCCTGTAATTTGTACTTGAGAACCTGAAGCAAAGATTAGATTTGATCTAGTAGAGTTTGATGTACCATTTCCTACTATAAATGCACTTTGAGCTGATGATGATTGGTTAAATTGACCTTGTACATGTTGATAATTTCCTTGTGCTATTGTGTTATTACCTTCTGCGTGTGAATAATATCCTTGTGCTAATGTACCATAACCTTCTGCGTGTGAAGCAAGTCCAATTGTTGTTGTAGATTCACCTTCTGCGTGTGAATAGTTTCCTATAGGATAATTAGCTCCTGCTGGTTGGGGAGTACCAAAAATACCTATAACTAATGCAGTACTGGTTGTATCAATTGTAGTATCAAAAAGGGTTACTTCGGTATATTCATCAATTCCTCCAGTAATATATATTGATGATGAAACTTGAGCTTTAATTACGCTAGGTGTTCCATTAATGAGTCCAGCGGTATCATCGAATAATGCAAATGAACTTGAAGTAAAGATAGAAGTTAAATCACCATATGCTGGGGCTAATGAAAATACTCCTGCGGTTACACCAGTTGCTCCAGAAAAATAACCGTAGTATCCTGCTGTTGTAGTATTTCCTTGTGCGTGTGAAGCGTTTCCATTTGTTACACCAGTACCTTGATTTAAAGAACCTTGTAGAGTTAAATAACCTTGAATTATTTGATTACTAGTAAAAGTGTTGGGAGATCCAACTAGTGCAAATAATGAGGCATTTAAAACGGTTTGTGCAACTGTTGCATATGAAGCACTTATAGCATTTAAAACGTATGAAGCAGTTTGTGCTGTTCTTACAAATGAAGCAGTTGAAGCAAAGCTTGAACTTATAGCATTTTGAACATATGAAGCAGTTTGAGCATTTTGAACGTAAGATGCTGTTTGAGCATTTTGAACATATGAGGCCGTTTGAGCATTTTGAACGTAAGATGCTGTTTGAGCATTTTGAACGTAAGATGCTGTTGAAGCAAAACTTGAACTTATAGCATTTTGTACAAATGAAGCCGTTTGAGCATTTTGAACGTAAGATGCTGTTGAAGCAAAACTTGAACTTATTGCATTTTGAACGTAAGATGCTGTTTGAGCATTTTGAACATATGAGGCCGTTTGAGCATTTTGAACGTAAGATGCTGTTTGAGCATTTTGTACAAATGATGCTGTTGAAGCAAAGCTTGAACTTATAGCATTTTGAACGTATGAAGCCGTTTGAGCATTTTGGACATATGAGGCCGTTTGAGCATTTTGAACGTAAGATGCTGTTTGAGCATATGAAGCACTTACAACAAATGAAGCTGTTTGAGCATTTTGTACAAATGATGCTGTTGAAGCAAAGCTTGAACTTATAGCATTTTGGACATATGAAGCCGTTTGAGCATTTTGTACAAATGAAGCCGTTTGAGCATTTTGAACGTATGAAGCCGTTTGAGCATTTTGAACAAATGAAGCCGTTTGAGCATATGAAGCACTTATAACAGTTCCATCAAAATATGAAGCCGTTAAAGCAAAACTTGAACTTATAGCATTTATAGCATTTGATATTGAACCGCTAAAATATGAAGCAGTTTGTGCTATTTCAACATATGAAGCCGTTTGAGCATATGAAGCACTTATAGCATTTATAGCATTTGATATTGAACCGCTAAAATATGAAGCAGTTTGTGCTATTTCAACATATGAAGCACTTGTTGCGTATGATGCACTAGTAACTGATCCTAATAAAGTTTGAGCTGTTAAAGCATATGAAGCAGTTGTTGCATATGATGCACTTGCGGAGGAAGTAGGTAAAGATACATAATCCTGTGGAGAGAATTTCATAATCCAATCACCTCCTGATGTTGTATTTTTATAGTAGGTATATCCTAAAACTCTAACTATATTTAGTGAGGATGTTGGGGGAGTACAGTCCATTACACCTACTCCATTTTCTTGTAAATATATTGGGGCCCCTCCTATATGACCTGCTATATAAGGACCAAAAGTTCCATAATCATCATGTACTACTAATTCTCCTTCTAATAATACAAGATTACCCGGAAGCCAAATACCTAAAACATATGTAGCTTGGGTTGATTTTGTAGATACTGGGTTCCAAGTAAATGTATCTTTATCATAGGCTACAACATTATATAAAGCGGCTGAGGATGAACCTTGAATTGTTTTTCCTGCATATGATGATGTTGCAGAAAAAATATTTTGAGTAATGTCTACAATTTCACTTGTATAGTATACAGGAGAAATAAGATTTAAATCATTTTGCCAATTTAATACTCTATTACCACCTGTAGATACTAGGACTCTTCCTCCCCAATCTATACTTCCAACACCATATTGATCTGTTAAATTTAAACTTTCCCAAGATAACACAGCAGTTCCTGCACGATTATATAAAAATCTATTAGTAGTATCAATACCATCAATTACAGTACTTTGTAAAGTAATTACGTTTGTTGAAGGTATATTTTTTTCTGTAGAATATACATTAGGATCAGGAGAAAATTCAGTGGATCCATTTTCGTTTATAGTTTGAACCCATTGAATTTGAATTATTCTTGAATTTTTTTCAGCCATATCACATATAAATATTAATATGTCTTTGTGTTATCATCGTTTAATGAAGATAATTTGTTATTAAGAGTATTTAATGCTGAACTTCTAGAAGAGCTAGATCCTCTATTGCTATTTTGGATTCTGCTCATTTCCTCTATTATATTTTGTTTTTCTTGTTCAATAGCAGGGTCTGGTTGATATTCTTGAGTTATTGGAGTAGGTTTTGGTTCTCCATAAATGTTAAGTTTTGGTTTTAAATTATTAAATGATTGATTTGTAGCAATTACAAGTATAATAGCTAATGGATCAAATACAAAAATAATAAGCAAAATAAATATATTTGCTGTTTTCTTAATAGGCATTCCCGTAAGCTCACTTACATATTTAATAGCACCTAGTTCGTTTCCTAATTGAGATTTAGATTCCATATTTAACACCTGGATATCTAGGTTAGTTAAACTATCGTTTAGTGCTTCTATTTTTGTAGATATTTTAGTTTTATTTTCTACAGCTAATGTTAATTGTGATTCAAATGCTTTACGATTTCCTGTATTTGCTTTGCTTATAACTTGACCTGTTTTTTTGTCTATGGTTTGGGTTGTAGTATTTGTTGAGAGTGCATTTCTAAGTTGTGAAATATCCTTGTCTAATGTATTTTTTTCTAAAGTATATTCTTTTTTAATTTCATTAAATCGATCTCTTTTTAATTGGACATTTGCAACCTCTTTTCCACCAATTTCAAGTTTAGATATATTTTCTTGAAATCCAGTAGTTAATAGTCCATAAATTCCTAGAGAAGTTATAAATGATAGAATTACTAAAGCAGTAGTTAAATACACTTTTAACATAGTGTATGTTTTTTTCCACTGGTCGTGTAAATATGTTGTAATTGCTATTTTAGATAACTCTAAAAATGAACCCATTATGATTACAGGAATAGCTACGCTTGCAAATAGGATTGATAATCCCATAACGCTATAATAAGCGGCTGTTAAAGATAGTCCTACTGCACAAAACAGTAGGAACCAAGATAGTAGTTTTTGTTTCATAGATAAAAAATAAGGAGGCTTTTTTAAGCCTCCAAATATTTATTTAATATCTGTTGATTCAATCAAAGTATATGTAAATGAGTTTCCATGGATATCTCTTGCTTTACGACAAATTGCCATAAATTCTTCAAAATCCTTAGCTTTTTTAAATACTTGACATCCTTCTGACCAATTTTCTACATAAGTAGAATCAACTCCTGCTTTGTGGATATTGATTCCAAATACACCTTCATCGATTTTTGTTTCATCAAACTTCATATCTTTATTAGCATCACGATATACTTTAACGTTTTTTGCTTGACCTAAAGCCTCGTATTTTCCTTGATGTAATCTAATAGTGTGTGATCCTCTGTATTGACCTTCTACTAAACGTGCAACACCACCTTTGTTATGAAATTCCATAACACCTTTTTTACCTGGGTCAGTTGTGTTTGTCCATTCTTTATATTGCCATTCGCCTCCTACTTTATAGGATACTGTAATAACATCGTCAAATACATTTGTTACTGTTTGTCCAGTTGCTGCGTTTCTAACACCTACGATGTTTACGTCATAATCTTTTGCTCCTTCAAACCAAACATATCCTTTTGATTTTACTGCTGCTTCTACTTGTTCTTTTGTGTACTTTGCCATTTTATTTTATTTATTTAATATTTGTGCACTTGGTGCTGTTACTGTTAAACATTTACCTATTGCATTGGATGTTATTGGTCCGTAATGCAGAAACCCAACTGGTAGTGATGTAGTTGAAGATTGTGTTTCAAAGTTTACATAGCCAACAACTCCACCTGTTGTCATTTCCCATGCAAAACCAAAATCAGTATTTGGATTCCATGTTGTTGATGTTGAAACCCTAAAAGTTCCAACTACTACTCCTGTGCCAGTTGGTATAAGAGGGGCTGTTTCGTTGGTAAAGATATTTGTTGCTGAGGAAAAATTTAATTTTCTTTGTCCTGAGATATACGGTAAGTTAGTTGTTACTTTAGGCCAACCTAACCATGAAGGATCAGTATTGTTATTTAATGCTTTCCAAGTTATAGTTCCTGTTGTTATCTTTGGGGAATGAACTCCACGAATAATTAAAGCATTTAGTTTAACTGCTGTTGTACCAGTGCTTGTTAACCGGATTTGAAAATCTGCAGTGTTTGTTGTTGAACCTAACCACTCCATGTCCATTTTAACTGATACTGTTGGAGCAATGTTAGTTAATTCTTGCAATCTTTGTTCTTTAAGGCTCATTTTTTTATTGGTTTTTTAATTGGTTTCTTTTTTCTTACTGGTTTTATAATTTCTTTTTTATCAAATCTAATTAAAACAACTAAACCTAATAGCAATAAAATTAAAAAATAAATGTATATGTTGAGTTCTAAAACCGCTCGTTGAAGTTTATTATTTGACTTTTCATAAGTTACATTTCTTAAATTTTCTATACTAGTAATAATTCTAGTTTTATAAGATAAATACTGATCTGTAAAAAATGCAGTGTCATTCATAGCGGCAAATGCTGGGGCTTCTATAATTGTTGCTAATTCGTTACTTAAACTCAAGCCTTCATTGTAGTAAATTAACCCTTCAGGTATAATATCAAACTTAAGTTGCTTTCTTCTTTCTAAGTGAGAATTAAACTCATTAATAAATTTTTCTTTGCCCGTAGCAGTATATGCTATTGCTAAATAGGTTAAACTGTCCGTAGATGTTCTTAAGTAATATGCTGTCTTTTTTCCACTATCTAACTCTACATGAGCATCTTCAATGTCTTTTATTGCTGACATTGATAACAATGCAGCTATTGCAACTGGTATTGAAACAAGCCAAAGCTTATTTTTTATTTTTTCTAAAATCATACAACTTTCTTTTTGGTAACTGGTTTTTTTATGGTTTTTTTACGTGGTTTTTTAACTTCAGGTTGAGGGGCTACTTGATTTAAGAATTTATTACTTAATACTTCTACTAATTTTAATCCTAAGAATCCAACAATAAAAGCCAACCCATTTTGTAATTTAGCTTCTTTTAAATTAAGTAATTCAATCATTACGGGGGTAAGGTAGTTTGCGGCGGCCATACCACCAAAAATAGATAATATAGTTGATCTAATACCAGTTTCAGTATTTTTAGATGCCATTAAAATAGCTCCAAATAATCCACTGATTAAAAAACTTATAGTTATGCCTATTTCTTTCATAAACTTAAATTACCATTTTTTTATAGTGCGAGTAACAGAAAAGCCTAATCTTAAATCAGGTTGTTTTGAATCAATCCAATAATTAGCTCCAGCCCATCCACCAAACGACCACTTACTTGTACTATAATTAATATTTAAAGAAGTCCAGGTATTTGATTGGTATCTTGATACTGGTTTTTTTATAGTAGATACATTGATATAACCAACACTTCCACTTAAAGACCAAGGTTTTGGTTTTGGGGTACATATTTGAGTAAAAGATATGTAACTAAATAGAGTTAATATAATACATACTATTATTTTTTTCATATTATTCTTCTGTATTTTCTCCTTCTTTTTTACCCCAAATTTTATCTACCGATGCTAATCCTAAACATCCAAACGCTAACATTGCTACTGCGTTTACTAAAGTATCTGCAGGTTTAATATCTCCGTGAGTGTAGCTATTAGCATATAGTGTGATACATAAAGTAATACCACACAATATACCAATAAATCTTTTAGATGATGGAGATCCTTTTTCGTCTTTAAATAATCCTGTTATCCAATTAAGAATCTTTTTCATGGCTTTATTTTTTAATAGGAGTAACTACTTTTTTATTAATAATAGACCAGATAGCACCAGTTAAAGTTAAAGCACCACCAATGCACTCGGTTACAAGTGTTTCATCAACAAGACCTCTTGCTATAACTATACCACCAATAAATGTTAGAGTATGCCTTACAATACCCAATAATTGTTCTTTAGATAATTTCATAATTTTAATTTTAGTTTTAAATTAATTTATTATACATATGTTTAACCTTCACAACTAACGCAAGTATCATTTCTGGAGATATTATCTCCTCTTAAAATACTTTCACTTCTGCAATAATATAATGTTTTAATACCTTCTCTCCATGCTAATTTATGCACCTCACTAATGTATTTTGGTGAATCAGATGGATCAAATGTTAAATTTAAGGAAATTGCTTGGTCAACATATTTTTGTCTAATTCCATTTTGACGAACAATTTCGTAAGGGTTAATTTCTTTAAATGTTAAAAATACTTCTTTTTCTTCAGCAGATAATATATGATCAGGTAAACCTATTACAGATCCTTTGTCTTTAGCTATTTGTTCCCAAATGCTATTAATGTTATATCCTTTTTTTTCAAGTAAACGCTCCAATGTTGGATTACGTTTAATGAATGTACCTTTAGCTGTTTTTAAATTAAATACATTTGCAGGGATTGGTTCAATTGAAGGGGAAACTCCACCTGAAATATTTGCATTTGATACTGTTGGGGCAATTGCTTGGTGATGTGTGTGTCTTAAGCCTGTTCCTTTACACCATTCTGGTTCTCCATATTCTTTTGCTTGGTCTCGAGATGCTTTTAATGTTTCTTCTTCAATAAATTGAGACATCATTCGAGTGTATGAATTTGCTTGTAAACCTGCGAAAGGGATTCCTTTTTCTTGTAAAAATGTATGCCATCCAAGTACTCCAATACCAATTGCTCTACCTTTAACAGCAGAACGGTGAGTATTTTCCATAAATTTAAGACTTTTAGAACGATCTATAAATTCTTGCAATACACCTTCTAAAAACCAACAAGTTAATTCAGGTAAAGTCATTCCATTTTCAAATTTATAGTCTTTCCATTCATCCCATCTTGCTAAATTTAATGAAGATAAGCAACAAATAAATGAATGTAATGGATCTGTGTAAAGTGCTATTTCAGAACAAATGTTTGTCATTGAGACATTCAAGTTAAAGTTTTTGTATGCTTGAGGATTTGCATTGTTTATATTATCTTCAAACATCAAATATGGTTCACCTGTTTCTAAACGAGTTTTTAAAATTTCACCCCATAGTCTTAAAGCACGTGGTTCTTTTTCCTCTAACTTGTTCATAAAATCATCATCGATAACAACGCATTGATGCATGTTTAGGCATTGTCTATTAACATCTCCTTTAGGGCGGCGAACCATTAAAAATTCCTCTATATCGGGATGATTCACGTGTAAATTAACTGATGCTGCACCACGTCTAACGGATCCTTGATTGGTAGCTAAAATTGTTGAATCATATATTTTAATCCAAGGGACTACACCCTCAGATACACCGTTTCCAGAAATTTCTTTACCTCTACCTCTAATTCGAGACACACCAATTCCAACTCCACCACCTTGAGATGACAAACGCATTAATTCAGAATTTGCTAATGCAATACCCTCAATTGAATCGTCTGTATCAATCCCAAAGCAAGAAATTGGCATACCACGTTCTGTACCTAAATTAGATAAAACAGGGGATGCTAAACACAACCAATTTTTTTCCATTGCTTCCGCAAAAAATGGTTGAAGATCTTTACGTTTTAGTCTACGAGAGGCAGCCTTTGATACTCGATTAAATGCTTTAAATACATTTTCTTCTGGGAGTAAATATCCTTGTGAAACTATGGATTTACCAATTTCATCTAACCATTCAGGATAATCTTTACCCTTCACCCATTTACTGGTGTCTACATTTAATTTGCTCATTTTTTTATTATTATTTCTTTGTCTTTAAATTCCGTTGTAAAATCTTCGGGGGTAAATTTTTTAACTAAACGTTCAGCAAATTTCATTCTACTTGAAGAAATAGGTTTAATAACCATTATGTCTGTTAAAGTTTGTTGTTTAAAAAATGGTAATATTTCGTCTCTATAAATTTTTGCTACTGTATCTGAACGAGTATTAATATCTAATGTTGATGTATTTTGGTTTCCATACGGAACTGAGGGTTCATATGTAGCTTTTTTATTTTTGTCAAGCCACCCCGTTTTAAATTCAAAATAATTAAGGGGTTCAGGAGCATAATGGACTCGAACAAAAAATTCAACTCCATTCGGGTCTATATAAGTATAAAATCCTTTTTTTCCTTCATATGGAAGTGAATTGTCTGGGTTGAGTAGTTCTCCAATCATAACTTCATTTGTTATGATCATTTCATCTTTAAGAGAATATGGGTGATTTTTAAAATGTTTTTGAAGTTCCTCTTTAACTATTTCTTTTAAATTATCTAGTTTCATAGTTTGTTTTTTATTAGTTCAATCAAGTTTTCTAAAGTTAATATATTTTCAACTTCTCCATCCTTTATTTCAATATTATATTTAGATTCAATAAGTTGGAGAATTTCAATTTTATATATTATATTTTCGTCCATACTTGTCTACAAATCGCTCCAGTCAGCGGTTGATTTTGAATAATCTGTTACTCTTCCTGCGAAGAAATCTTGGTGTGTTTTACCACTTGTTAAATGTCCGAACCATTCCATTTGTTTTAATAAATTTGGATCGATATCGTTGTATAAAGGATTATAACCTAATTCAATTAATTTTTGGTTGGCACGTTCCTTAATAAAGTTTTTTAATTGGTCTTTATTTAAACCTTCAACTTCACCCATTTCAAATGCTTTGTCAATAAAATCAAATTCTAATTGTACTGATATATCACAAGCTATTGAAATTTGGTCTTCAAATTCTTTTGTAGCTAAATGTGGATTTTCCTCCATTAATGTTCTAAATAACCAGCATCCTGCTTTTGAATGTAAGGATTCATCTCTAACACTATATTCTACAATTTGACCTGTTCCTTTCATCATGTTTCGTAGTTGAAAAGACATTAAAATGGCAAATGAAGAAAATAAATTTACACCTTCAGTAAATGCAGAAAATATAGCTAATGAAAGAGCTTTTTCACTTAATGTTTCTCCAGGAGTTTCAATTAAACGATCAATTTTAGCTTTTGCTTCTTCATCTTCCATAAAAGCTGCAAAATCATCTAATCCCAATTCTTCATTTAAGCGTGCATATGCTTCAGCATGTATCGATTCAAAATCAGCAAACACACGAGACATAGCTTGAATTTCTGGTTTTGGAAACCACATTGATACTTTTGTAGACCAATAATCGTTAACATGTACTTCTGTTTGAGTAAATGATTTTAGAATATTTCCAATTAAGTTTTTTTCTGATTCGCTTAATTTAAGTTTCCAGTCATTTAAATCTGAAGATAAAGGTACCTCATCTGCTAGCCAGTGTACTCGATGTTGATCTTTAAAAAAGTCAAATGCAATTTGATATTCAAATGGTTTGTAAAAGTGTCTTGGTTCTGTTATCATGTGTTTAATTCAAAAAATTTATTACTTAACATTTGTCTATCTAAATCATCAAAATTACCATTTAATGACTTTCTTGGTGCAACTGTATCTGCTTCTTCATCGTAATGGTCTCCAATAATAATGTGACCATTTGATGTGTTAACATCTACTTGAAAAGTTAATCCATCCATCCCATATCTATTTTTCATGATATGGAATCTTCCGGTTCCATTAACTTTATCTTCTTTTTTTCTTGATAATGAAATTGATAAATCGGTAATCATCATTTTATCGTAACTACCTGCGGCTTTATCACCTTCAATAACATCATCTTTAGCTCCCGCGCGATTTACTTGGGAAACTGACCAAATTGGTAAATTAAGCTCTCTAGCTAATCCTTTGGTACTAGTATAAATATCGTCTATTTCTCCCTTACGGTCAACATTTCTTTTTCTTGTTGAAAGAAGATCAATATAGTCTATAAGGATAAGATCAGGTTCAATCCCTAAATCTTTTACTTTTTGTATGTGAGATTCTATAGTGTTTATTGTAGTTTTTCCCATAGGATATTCCTTAATTATCAATTCACCTTTTAAATCAGACATCATGTTATTTACTTGATCTTTATTTTTGTCTAAAGAATCTACTGGTAAGCCTGTAAAAAATGCATCGTATCTTCGTCCTGTATAGGATTCACTTAATTCTAAAGTATAGTGAATAACATTGTATCCCATTTTAACAGCAAATCCACCTAAAGCAACTAATGTCCATGATTTTCCTCCACCCGGGCTACCAAAAATTAAACCTAAATCTCCATTTCCTAAACCACCTTGAATTAATTCATTAATAGCGGGCCAAGGAGATGGAACTATTGTTCTGTGATCTTCACGGTAACGTGATTCAGTATCTTTTCTGTATTCGTGGCCTATGTTTTTATCTTGCCCCGCTTTCATTGCTGATTCAATCATATATTTAATTGAATCGTAATCTCCAGCTTTAAGTAAATCTACACTATTTAATAGTGCTTTTTTTAGTTGTTGATTTTTGCAAAATGTTGAGAATTCAAGTTGAACATATTCTAAATCTTCTAAATCTGCTCTATATGCTTCACGTAATTGCTCTTTAACAGATACTTTAAGTACCTCGTTATCTAACTTTTTCATTTCAACTTTTAAAATATCCATTGAAATAGTAGTGTGATAACTTTCGTAATATTGTATGATCTGATTTATAACCCATTTATGTGCAGGGTTAGAAAAATATTCATCGCTTAGTACATCATTTATGTTTTGTAAAAATTCTTTATGTGTTAATAAAGAAGATATAACTTTCATTTGAAACGATGGACCGTATTCGTCAATTGATTGGAGGGTCAAAACTTTTATTTTTTAAATGATTAATAACTTTTATTTAAATATAATAACTTATTGTTGGTTTTCCAACAAATCTTTAAAAATATCGCGAACCCAATAATCTGTATTTCTTATTAGGTTCCCAATTTGATCTTCATTGCACATTTCAACAAATGTATCAGGAAGAAAATTTAATGGTGTATTTTCTACAAATTTATCAATAAACATTTTATCTTTATCATCCATCATAGGATTTGATAAATCCATTACCCTATATTTGTCTTCTAGTAATGGTATGTTATGTAATACCCTTGCATATATGATATGCTCTTTTAATTTAGTTTCAGCTAAGCTTATTAAATCATCAAAGGATAAATCTTGGGTTGCAAGTTCAGGGAATCGTTTAAATAAACCTTTTGCCCCTAATCCTTTAATTCCAGTTACACCATCTGAATTATCTCCCATTAGTAACTTGTAAAGTAAAAAGTTATGGGGGGTAATATTGAATTTTTCTTTTACTGTATCTGTAGTGTAGTATTCTTTTTCAATTGGTCTGTAGACTATAACTTTATCGCTAATTAACTGCAGGTAATCTTTATCGCTAGATACTATGAATACTCTGTCTTCGGGTTTTGTAGGCAATGTACTGCTTAAATATGCGATGATATCATCCGCCTCTACTGTAGGTAGAGATACTGTTTTAACAGGTAATGTTTTTAAGTATTGGATGATGCGAACAATTTGATTTATTTTAGAATCATCTTCTTCTTCTAAATTGTCAAATAATTCGTGTTTGGTTACTCGAGATACATTTCGATTTGATTTGTATTCAGGAATAATATTTTTTCTATTGTTAGAAGAGCCTACACCATCAAACACCATGTAAACTTGGGTTGGTTGTATTGTTCTAATTAAAGCTCCTAAAGATCGAAAAAATCCCCCTAAACCTCCTATATGGACTCCATTTGAATTTACGGCATTTATAGCACTAAAATTTCTAAAAAATAAGTTAAGTCCATCTATTAGCAGGTAGCGTTCTGATTGTGGCAATTCTTCTCCATGTTCTTGTACAGTATCAAGGAGGTTTAAGAGGTCTTTTTTCATATTAATCTTCGGTTTCAAATAAATCTGGGGTAGCTACTTTTTCATCCCACTCACTAGTATCTTCTTGGACTGAGTAGTTACCTTGTCCCAATATATCTGCCCATTCTTTAACGTGTGCATCTTTATATTTTTTAACTGCGTTTGGATCATCTTTAATAAATCCATGTACTGTTGATATAATAGTTCCCATTGTAGTAATTCCATTAATGTGATTTTTATCACAAGCAATTTTAGTACGTAATGCGAATTCAACTTTTTTCTTATCTTTAACAGCATTAATTTTTGATGTACCGGCATTTGTAACGTTACCAAATGTTAAACATAAAGAAACATCGTAATAAAATGTATCTCCACCTTTGTTTGTCATTCTAGGTTGTGACATTGGAGTTAAGGCAGGTGCTACACCTACTTTATTTACAATAAACAGAGTATTCGTGTATTTTGAACTTTCCTTACGAGACATTACAATCTGTTGATTGATAAAATTACCGAATTGAGTTGCGATTGCTCCTGCGTTCCACATTGGGTTGTTTTTCCCTTGATTAATGGACATGTCACATGGAATTGAACCAACTGAATCCCATATAAAGAGTAAATCATATGGTAGATTACCTTTCTTTTGTTCAGTTAATAAATCAATTATGAATGTAGCAATATCTTCAATTGAATTTAAAGAGCTTCTATCTCTGTAAATAAAGAATCCAGTTTGATCTACTATTTCTCCTGTATCGGTATCAACTACATCATCGATTTCAAACCCCATTGTTTTCCAGTGGTTCCAATCGTGTTTCATCTCAGTGATGATTAATACAGGTAATATTCCCATTTTTTGAGCATTAACTGCTACTTCAATGGTCATAGTAGATTTTCCTGTGTTACTTTTTCCTCTAACCATTGAATTATGGCCTAAAGGAATTCCAGGAATAGATAAAGCTTCTTGTAACGCTGGTGAAAATGGTATCCACTTTTGTTCTTTAAATTTAACATTAGATGCTAAACCTTTATTCGCTTTAAATTTGTCTAAACTAAAGGCGGACTTTAATTCTTTATCCGCCGCTTCAGTTAGCGATTTTCTAGTTGTTATTGTTTTTGCCATATTTTAATATAAATTAAAATGGCAAATCATCATCTTCTTCAAATAAAGCATCAAAATTATCTGCTTTAGATTTCTTAGATTCTGGTTTTGTAGTTAAACTGTAATTTGATTTTGGTTTTTCCTCTACTGTTAATTTTCCATCAGCAGGAGTGAATTCTTCTTCCTCTTCAGGATTTAACCATTCTGCAAGTGCTGCTTTGATTTCATCAAATGGAAGCATTTTGTAAGATTCTTTTGGATTAACTTGATCCTCTAACCATAATTCTAAAGATTTTTCATCTTCAGTTAATGGTGATGTTTTCATAGAAGGTGTAATTGTAGTTTTGTTATAAACTGTTCCTGTAGAATCAGGTCCAACTGTAACTAACTTAATGTCACGTCCCATCATAATGTCTGTAAAATCACCTACTTCTTCATCTGCGGCCATTTGTAAAAATGCTTCGTAAATTTCTTTACCAAATTCCCACATTTGAACTCCTTCCGACTCTTCACCACGTACAATTACAGGAGCAAAAATACGGTTTTTAGGGTCTAATTTCTTAGCTAATCTCCAATTTTCCTTGTCATTTGTGCCACGAAGTTGTTTTGCGAATTCAGCAATCGGATCTTTTTCACCCCAATTTAAAGGAGAAGCAATTACTTTTTTACTACCAATTCCATAGTAAAATTTCATTTCCGTGAATGGAAATTCTTTGTTGTATTTGAACGGAACAACACGTACCGTTTGTTTACCAATTTGCGGTTTAAATCGCTTGGTTTGATTGTTTGCACCTCCCCCTGTTGGTTTGGACTGCATGGATTCAAGTTTCTTCTTGATTGCATCTAGATTCATATATAACTATTTTTTATTGTTTACAACTAAATATAATAACCTTTATTTGCTAAGCCAACTATAATTCAATAATCTTGAAAATCTTTGTATTAAGTTGCTTAATTTCATTGTGTTGGGTCAACAATATACAATTTCTGTAATGTTGCCAATTCACTGGGTAATTTGTATCCACTGCTCCGCCATTTAATTTTTTAATTAATTCATTTAATGCATTAATTGTATAGAGTGTGTTGGAATCTTTTTTTCTATGTACTAAAATTGTATTATCTGGGATGTCGTTTATGTTTCCTTGATCTACATTGTATGTTACAACATACTCATTGTTGCTTTTAATATGCAGCACAAACATTTTGTTATACATTATTGTATAACGTGATGTAAGTCCATTTATCAATGAATCTAAATCATCCAATGGGGAAAAAGTGCAAAACAACCTATTGTTCATAAGTAATGAATCAAATGTGACATTGTAGTCATATTGATCATACATATTGATGGGTTGTTCAAGAATATTGTACATAACTTATTTTATATTATTGTAGTTTGTGCCGGTTTTAATTTTAAATTGAAAATTTTTACCATTTATTATCTTTGATATTTGCTCTATTACGTCTTTTTCATTTTCATCAAAATCAAATAAAAATGAATCATAAACATATAATACGAGTTTAGTATTTTTCCCTCGTAATATTTTAAATATTTCATATAGTATACAAATATTATTTGCGGTTTCCAAGTTTTGGAGTAAGTAATTTAAAAGTTTTTGTGGATTCATATTTTCCATTTCACTTTTTACAAATTTATGTTTTGAAATCGGACATTCAATGTATCCTCCATAATTAAATGTATCCCATAAATCATCAGTATATGCTATTACTTTTTTAAAGAAAGGAAGTTCTTGATATTCCTTCCAAACTCCTCCATAAATTTGTTTAAACGTGATTTCTTTTGCTTTGGCGTAATCCACTCCATACATTTTAGCAAAAGAGCCATGGACATCACCACTATCGAAAGTGTAATTAAGTAAATTGGCAATAATGCTAGGATGGTAAGCACTAATATCCATTTCAATAAAAAGGTCATTGCGCGGGATAAAACATTCTCTTTCTCCATTGTCTTTATTTAAAGCTGAAAAATTAATTCCTCCAAATGCGTTGGAGGGTCTTGTTGTTAGTGTATTTAGGTTATATTGCGTGTATATAAACTCGTTTGCCTCTTTATTGAAGTACTGCTCGAATTTAGTTTGGTCTATTTTTATACCCGCTTGTTCGAGTTGAGCAAACACGGTTGCTGCTTTATTGTAAAACGGGTTTACATCTTCTTTAAAGTTTAAATAATTTTGTTCACATACTTCATAGTGTTTTACAATCGGCACTATTATGTTTAAATCCTGTATATTTAGGTGTTTATTGTAAATATGGTTATGAGCAGGTGTTAATTGAGGTATATACGGATGAGGGGTAGGGGGTGGTTGGTAAACATGCTTGAGACAGAAATAATGTAAAAATTCCTTTTTATCTCTTACATTGATTTTTTCTATACTGTTTAATACTCTCTCTACTGTCTCTAAATCAAAATTTATTGTTTCGCTATGGTTTACAGAAATAATATATCCTTTATTGTCGTTTTCAAAACGAAGATAAATAGCACATACACTGTTTTCAACAGGGTGAAGTGTATGTGAACAGGGGATAATATCAATATAAGCTACTTGGTGCTTTGTGCGACAAATTGTTTCTATATGTTCAATATCTTCTATAAGCCAATACATACTTTAAAGATACAAACTATATTTTATGATCCCAAGTAATATTTTAAATAATTTTCTTTAAAGTATTGAGAAAAGCCATACCATTTTTGATTTTGTTCAATTTTAAAAACAGATGTTTTATTTGTATTAAATACTGTTTCTTGGTTTCCTTTAATAACCCATAATAAAAAAGCAGGTTCATATAAATCCCATGCTATTTTTGGATCTTTAGATTGTAATTTAGTGTATGTTTCTTTATCTATTTCTAAATATTTTAATTCATTGGTTTTTTTACAGAAATATCTATTAAATTGTCCGTTTTGTTTATCTTGATCAGTTGGTAATGTAGGGTTAAATGATGGAATAGTTCTAATAGGTGGGTTTAAAGGATAAGATCCATTACTAAGGTCATCTTGGGTTAAAATAACATTAGCGAATACCTTAGATGGTTCATTTGGGAATTTAGGGGTGGTGTTAGTATTTAATAATATATTAGGTGTATCTTCTGGGTTTTTACCTGTGTATTTTTGTCCTGTTGATATTTCGTAGTAATTTCCTTTATATATTTCTTTTGTAGTTGAAAGAATATATTCATCTCCATTAGTGTATAAATTAGTTTTAATTTGGGATTTTGGATAATACATATTAATTATACTATTATTGGAGTAGAGTTATTTAATTTAATTAATTCTTGAAGAGTGGTTTTTTCATTTACATTAGTAAAACCATTTTTATGGAAAAAAGAAATTATCCCAGATAAATATCCATTACTTCCTCGAGCAGCTGTAGAATAAATTTTAATAAATTGTTCTAAAGTTCCACGGTATGGGGTGAATTTATATCCTGGGAGATAAGGATTCACGTTATAGTTAAAGATATTATTTGCTATTTCAGGAGAGTAATATGGGGGGATATTTTTATTTTTTCCTAAGGGATATGAAGCATGTTTTCCCTTAACAACTCTAGAGATATAATCAAATTGGCCTTGAATTCCTGCTTTAAGTGTTGGGAATGAATTTGTTGCGCCCGTGTCGGTATTTCCAATATTTCCTGGGTTATTGGTTCTATAACTTTTAGTATTTGAGTAATATCCTTCTTTTTGAGCTATAATTAATGCTAACATTTTAAGTCCTTTAGTTCCATTTATTTTCTTTAATTCTGGGATATATTTGGTTTTAATGGTAGAATTAACAGAATAATTAGCATTAGATGTTGGTGGTGTTCCTGATGATGGAGATTCAATATCTAAAGGAACAGCATCATTAGGAGAATAATATGGCCATCTTGAAGGTTTAAAACCTATATTTTCTTTTATACTAGCTGCTACGATTTCGGCAGTGATCGCTACTAAAGCCATTTCTCCTGTTTTTGGCATAACAGTAGCTTCAATAGATGTTTCCCAATCATTACCATTTAATCTATGAGAAACACCTGTTATAATTAAATCAACTGTTTTACCATATGCTTTTGGTAAAAATTCAGTATTAACACGTAAAACATTATATATTTTTATTCCCGAAATACCATCTAAAGTTAAACCTAATTTAAAAGGAATAAATCCAACTGTTCCTCCAGATATTGATTTACCTTCTGCATTTTTTGCTATTAACCATTTGTAATATTCTGTTACTACGGAAATGTTTTTTTCTATAATATTATCGGAAAGTTTTTTGTTTTCTCCAAAGTAGGTAAGTCCGTAACGATTAGCAAATCCATCTATAATGAATGTCTGTATATAATTAATATCGGCCTCATTTTCATCTATTACATCTACGTTTGGAGTTGGAAGAAATTCTTCTTTAAATCGATCTGTTAAACCCGTATTCCATTTTGAAAATGCTGTTGCTTCTACTCCTTTAACGTATCCTCCAGCTGTTGCCCCAACTGTAATCATGGTAGCATATTCAGGAGTTATAGCTGTTTTTAAATCAACTTTACGAACAAAATTAGAAATATAATTATTTCCTAATTTGTCATACCCATATATTTGAAGTTTATATCCTGGTCCATTATCCGCTGCTGAATAACCAGGTATAGGGGTTGTGTCAATAATTTTAAGAGTATTAGATGATTCATCTATTATAGGCTCTAGGTTATTTATTCCACCTAATGCTTTATTTAATCCTGTACATATGTTAGAAATTAATTGATATACACTAACATTTCCTTTATCATCGGATTTTAAACATTCTTGTACAAAATCAAAATTTAAATAAATATTTAAGGTATATGCAACATTATCATTTTTACTTCCATTATCTACTAGTTTAAAGTAATTTAATTTAGTAAAAGCAGAAGATTTCTTAGATTTACCTACTTCTATCTGATTATTACGGACAATACATACTCTTGGATCTAAAGAAATCTGATTTGGTAAAGAATACATATAAGTATTCCATTCACCTGTATCTATTTTAAATATAGGATCAGTATCTTTATTCTTTATTTTTATAATAATATTTTTTTCAATGTATTCTAATAATGCTCCAAATCTAATATAGTAGTGGTTTGGTTTTGTTAAAAGTTTAAAGGCATCATTCCATTCAAAATTAACTAAAGGATTAGATATATTAACAGCAGAGTTAGAATTTCTTTTTGTATATGGTTTAGAGAGGATTATTTTTGCTTCTTCTGTGTATTTTGTTTCATCATTTGTAACATCTTCTCTAGTACTAGTATCAATGTTGTTACTTGTAGAAGAATATGTTTCAGTAACTTTAAGTTCTTCAAGTGGAGTTATTGTTAACTTCCCTACATTACCTCCTTTTATATATTGATTAATAATTAATTTATTTACTTCTTTAATAAATTCTCTTCTTGCGTCTACTGCTTGTTCTTTTCCATAAGAATCATTATTTGATGTAAATTCTTGAGTAACTTTATATTTACCTTTTCCATTTCTACTGGTTCCTGCAAAGAATGATGCTCCACTTACCTTAATATCAACAGTTGTTACAAAGGTGTAGGTAGTTGTTGAAGATGAAATAGTAGTATCTTCTTTATTTGAAGATAATAAAATTCCTACAGTATGTTCTTTTGTTGAGAAATCGGGAGTTAATATTTGAACATTAGGTCCTGTTTCTTTATCTCTATTTATAAATTTCCAAATAGCAAGCATTGCTGTTATAGCATCTGAACTGGAGGTTTCTTCATCAATTGTAGAATCTTTACTAGGTGTTGGGGTAATTGATTTGGAAGAATTAAATGTCTTTAAAAATTCATTTGTTATATTATCAACAGATAAATTTGATTTTAATGATTCAATAACATCACCTAAACTAATTATAGTTAATTCAATATCATAAGACCCATCAGTATTAAATGACCAATTAAAATTTGATACTTTACCTAATAAAGCATCGTAATTTCCCGCATATTCAATTCTTTTATTTTCAATATCTTCAAGAAATGTAAAGTATGAATCACTTCCCGCGGATTCAAAAAATTTTTCTTCAATTAAAGTATTACGTAAAATTTCTTTATCTCCTCCATCAGTGGTATAAATACTATTACCCCATTCAAGTAAAACAGTATATCCTAATCGCATATAAAGCAAATCAATAATATCAAATTGTTGCTTATTATTTGCTGTTAATTTAACTGTTGCTTTTTTAAGTGAACCTCTAGTTAATGTTTTAACATCGGTACTAATAATTCCAGGCATTGGAGAAAATCCAAAAGAACCATAAGTATATGAACTGTTATCATTTCTTGGTAAAAATCCTTCTCTTTGTTCTAATTGAGTATAAGAGTTTCCCTCTACTGTTTGTGAAGAAATTTTAGAAATACCAGAAAATAATATGTTATTTTTAGCTAATCCCATACCTTTTAGATCGGAATTGTCTATATTAATATCTTTTAGTCTTGTTTCATTTACAGAAACTCCAGATGCTAGTTTTATCCAAGATGTATTTGAATTTAATAAGTTTATTTGTTTATCTGTTCTAAGGGTACCAGTATGGCCTACTCCACTACCGTGTAAAGTTTGACGGGCATTAATTTGGTCTTGTACATAACCTTCTAACTCTTCACCTATTACTGCCATTTTTTACTTTTTATGTAATACCATTTAATCTTTCATAAAGTGATATTATGCTTGATAACCGAACAGGAGCAGGTATTCTTAATTGTGCTCCAACTGAGGGGAATAAAGATGCAGAATCTTGATTAGGATTTGCACGATTTATTATCCACCATAAACTTGAATCTTTATAAAATGTTAAAGCTAAAGAATCATATCTATCACCTTGTGTAGTATACACATAAATATCTTGGGAACCAAGGGGGATTTGTGGGTAAATAACATTTACATACCTTAATTTAGGTAATTCGGGTGTTGATATTATATTAATTCTTGAATATCTTGACATTTATATAAGTGTTAAGTTAAGTTAGTGTTTCTTTATTTTGATTTTGAATTCTCCATTTTTCTAATTGGTCTTTTTCATAATTTGTGGTTGAAGGTCTTAATTGATCTATATATCTTTGTTTTCCTGTACCTAATAAACGGATACTATCTGTGCCAAGTATATCATTTTGAAATGTTTGTTTTTCTGGTCTGAATTTATGAATTGGGGTGAAATTAAATCCAGTAACTTTTATCATGTGTGGAACTTGTCTAATATCATCCTTACTTTTTATTTGTTTTCCATCATCATCAATTCCTATCTCCCAAGGTGATTCTTCAGGGATATCAAAAGTTAGTGAGGTTATGATTCCGGGTTGATCATATATGTATTCTCCTAAAGTAATATATGCGATATTTCCAGCCATATATCCAGAGGTTAAACTATCTAAATATTCAGGTGCTAAAGAGGAAGCTAAGAAATTTAATTTATCGTACATTGCTGTAATTTCTTCTCTAGATTGGGCTACTACTGTAAAAGCCATTGATATTTTTCTTCCAAAACCTTTGTATTTATATAATTTTTCTGCTCTACCCATATAATCTATAGGTGACCAATCTGCATCATATGAATCTGAAAAAGAGTCTATGAATGCTCTAAAATGCATATTTTTTCTATATGTTCCGGGATTTTCTGCTTCTTGGTTGTCGTTATTTAATATTGAAATAATGAATGGTATTATATCTGAGTATTCTCCGTCTTTTTTATATAATTCCTTACTAGTATCTGATTTATAGATATATGTAGCATTTAATTTATCTAATGCTTTTCCTCCATCAGAACCATTTGTATAACTTGATCTATTTCTACTTCTTTTTCCTGGGTTTCCTAGATTAAGGTTGTCTTCAATATTATATTTTTTGTAGTCTGGAGAAAAGGATACAAATGTAGAATCACCTCCAGAAGAATCAACTCCCATAGTTGTTCTAAAATCTTCATTAATATCTCCATCTAAATTAAGTAATTGAGAATTAATTAACGAATAATCCCATGTTTTATAACGTGCACCGTTAGCATTTACTAAATTACTAGAATTTTTACTATCAAATATTGTTAATGGGTTACCATCATTTTTTGTAGCATATTTTATTTTAGTTGATCCAAAACCTAATTTAGATCCAGGACCTCCTCCATATTGGATTAAAGTATCTATAGTAGGTTTATATTGAAATCCAGAAACTCCTAATAAATTAGTAACAAATGATGTTACTTGATTAAGTGGGTTTGTTTCTTTAGGTTCAGTTAAAAGAATTAGCCTATTAGTGTTTATGTATAAATTATCTTCAACTCGTTCTAATTGGTTTTGAGCAATTATATCTTGGTATTTGTTAATATTTGCTCCAGGAAATAAGCCTGTTGGATCAAGTCCTTGTTTATTTAAATGTCCTCCAGAAAATCCTATAAGAGCTTGCCCTATGGTAGATAAGGGAGTATATGCACCTTCATTTAAACCACCTCCTGCATATCCTAAACCTTTAGATGCTTCTGTTTTTGTTCCTATTCGAGAAAGAATATTTTCTTTAGCTAAAAATAAAAGTCCTTTTGGATTTTTTATATCTGCAAAATATTTTGTTAAACGGGCAACATCCTCAAGTGCATTTAATGGGGCTAAAATTCCACCACGGATTGTAAAATCATTATAAAATGCAGAATCTAAAGAAACATTTAATAATCCTTTTTTAATATATGGTTGATTACTATCTTTTCCTCCAACTCTATCACGTCCAAAAGGAATTGTTCTTGGATTTTGGTTATTAGGACTAATAGCACCTTTTTGATTACCTGTATAGAATTTAAAATCTTCAGGGTTAGTTAATAGTTTTTGTAAAAAAGAGCTCATAACTTAAAATTTATTATATAAATCCGAATAAGTCTGCCCAGGGATTGGAGTATATTTTGGTTTATTGTCAGGATCTGCTGTTATAGGATCTGTTAAATCTAATTGAGTAGGTGGTGGAAGTGGTGTGTTTTTTCCATCTTCATATTCTTGATATGATGAATTAACAATTGAAAATTGAGTTCCTGTTACTGAATATCCTGGTTTATCTTCTGCTGTATTATAGTGGAGTTGGGATTCTTTAGTAGATAGTGGGTTAGTAAACGGAGTTTCTCCATCACTAAATGATAGTGTAGATCCATCTCCTATTGTTAATTTACTAAGTAATCCCATTATGTTATATATTTAATTACCCGAATGGAGTAGCAATATTTGTGTCACCAATTAATCCTCCACCTTCAGGTAAGTTGTTTAAATATTGTGATGGTGTAATACCATTTAAATCTAAATTTGAAGGTTGAGGTAATGGATTGTTTATACCATCCTCATACTGTGCTACAAAAGCACCAATTGCATTTACATTAGATCCATTTAATGAATATGAATTATTTACAATTCCCGTAGAATGAATTGAATTTCCAGGAGTAGTTAATGGATTTATAGCTGGTGTTAATCCATCATTAATGCTTAAATTTGATCCATCTGTTGTTAATTTTGTTAAAAGTCCCATAATTATTGTTTTTATTATAAATATTAAATGTTATGAAATTTGATAGCTATTTTTTCTGCTTTCGTCTCCTTGTGTATTTGGATTAGCACCTGTTGTAGCTTCAATTACTTTTTTACCATCAATGGATACATTGATTGGTCTATTTGCAATAGCAGCTACCATATTTTTAAGTTCACGGATTTCAGCTGATGAGTTTCCTCCATTATTATTACCTCCACCACCTAAATTAGTTCCAGCAATAATGCTATCTTTTTTATTTAATTGGATTGAACCTTCAGGACCTGAGACTACCATGCCTCCAGTAGGACTAATAACTCCATCATTCATTGTTGAATGAATTGCCATTGTTGCTCCTACTGCTCCTGCTACTCCTAAACCTATTAGTGCTGCTACTGGGTTCATAATAGCAAAAGAAACAGCCATAGCTGCCATCATACCAACAACTATTGCTAATATAGATTTTAAAGCAAATGTATTTGATAACATTTTTCCTAACATTTTAACAAAAGATGCTGCTGGGCCTTCTACTATAGAAGAAAGCATTGATTTTAATTTTTCTATAGATTGGTTAAATGTTTCTTGGGCATCAATTTTTTTTAAAGCAGCTTTTGCGTCCTCTTCATTACCTATGGAAGCCTCTAACATTCTAACTTTATCCGTGTCCCCTAATTTTTTTGCAGCTTCAATTTGTTCTTCTACTTGACTTCTTGTTTCATCTCCTAATTTTTTTAAATTTTCTTGAGTAACTAAAGAGTTAGCTAAATCATCTGTACTCATTCCAACAGCTTTTGCAATAGCTTCTTGTTGAATTACATTCATATTAGCAAAGTCTGATGCTGATCCTACTTGAGCTAGCATTTCTTCTGCTGCTCCTGCTGCATCCCCATTTAAAGCTAAACCTCTAGCTCTTTCTAAGTTTAAAGCCTTTCCAGTTAATAGTTCTGCTGAAAGTTCGTTTTCAATTGATGATTCAAAATCAAGTAATCCTTTAGCAGCATTAGCTGCGGTTTCTAAACTAATACCTAATTTTTCAGTTTGAACTACAGCTTTTGCTATTAGCGTAGGATTATTAGCATATTGTAAACGTAATTGTCCTGAAACTTTAGCTACTTTTTCAGTTATTTGTTTATTATCTAATTGAATTCCTGTTTGTTTAGCAAGAGCGGCTGTTTGTTTAATAACAGAATCAGTAACATCTTCAGCTGTCATCCCATTAGCCATTGCTAATTGTTGAATACCCCCAGCAGCTTCAGCTGAAAGTTTCATTTCTTTAGTAAGCATAACTTGGTCTTTAACTTGTTGTTCAGTAAATCCCCTAGTAGCTCCTAATGCATCCGCTAATTCCATTTGAGCGGCAACTAAATTTTTAGTAGTGTTAAATATACCTTCTCCTGAGTTTTGTATTTCTATAAATCTATCTCTAGTAGCTGTTGCTTCTTCGTGAGAGACAGCCATTGATTTAGATAGATCGGTAATTTGTTTATCAGCAGCAAATCCTATATCTAGGAACATTTGAAAGCCTTTTACTAAAAATCCTACTAAAGCTAATGGATCTGTTAAACCAGATACTAAACTTTTACCTAAACTTCCAGCAGCCGCACCTATTGCACCTATTTTTCCTGCTCCCTCAGCTGCTGCTTTATTTGCAGCATTAATAGCATCTTCAGCATCTAAAAATTGGCCTACTATAGGTATTTTACTAACTCCTTTTAAAAGTTTTCCAGTTGTTCCTACTGTTTTTTCAATTTTTTCTTGTGCTTTTAATTGTTCATCAAGTTGTTTTACATAAGCATCATTATATTCTTTAGATTTTATATATTCATTAACTAATAATTGTTGACTTTTATTTAATTTAAGTGAACCCTCATTTTGTTTTTTAATTAAATCTTCAATACTACTAGCTTCTTTTTTTTGATTTTTTAAATGGATTATTAATTGAGTACCTAAAGCTTCTTGTTGAATTTTTCTTTTAAGAATTTGTTCTTCTACACTTTTTGTTTTTAGTAATCCTTCTTGTAATCTTACAGCATTAGATGCAATATCATCTGTTACTTTAGCCATTTGATTAAAACGTTTTTGGATATCTTTAGTTGCCGTTTCTGTAACTTTATCCGCACCCGCCATAGCATGTTCAAATATATCTGATACTTTTGCTGCTATACTTTGTAATGCATCTTCAATTATGGATGCTGTTTCAAGAGCTTTTTTTTTAGGATCTTCAGCCATTTAAAATATTTTGTTATAAATATTAAATATTAACATTTTTAACCGTATTTAATAGGTTTTTTGCTATTAGCGGGTTTTTGAAGTAAATTTGGAAGTTTAACTTTACCGTCTGAATCAATTACAGTTTTTGTATTTGAGTTTTTTCCTTTAGATTGGTTTTGTATAGCTTCATTTTCCTCTTCAAAATGTTTTTTAATTTCATTAAAAGTAAAACGGCGAAGCCAAATTGGCATATTGTAAACAGTATGCCAATCATATCCTCCTTTTCCGTGAAAAACTATTTGATGTATTTGAGAAAATAAAGATGCTCTAGCAGGAGCAATATTATCAGATGTCAGGCCAAAAAAAGCTAACCCCAATTGGGATACTAATTCTGTCGCTCCCGTTGTCGGGAAAAAAAGTTAAATCAACATCTGGTTGAATTTCTTTAATATATTCTCTTAGTGCCCGTGAGTCTTTGGCTAAGAAATAATTTTCTACAAATTCTCGAATATCTTTTTTTTCCCTACTTCCCTCCACAGAAGTAATTAAATATTTTAAACGTGTTGATAGTTCAGTTGAAGAATCTTTATTTATTTTTTTAAGTCCTTCTAACTCACGACTAATGTCTTGTTCGTCTTTATGTGTTAAAAGTCTAAATGTAACTGAGTTTTTTGAGTGTGGTAAGGTAAATTCAAATTCATTTACACGATTTGCAAATAATTCTTCTTTAAGTGGTTTGTTTTCTAAGGAAGATAAATCTATTGTTTGAGTTTCACCATTATGTTCAAATGAATATTCTGATCCATATCCTAAAATACGAGCTGAAACCATTATAGCGTTTTTGTCTCCAATTAATAAATCATCAAAGTTAATTTTTGAAACAATTAAGGATTTCATTAACTTATCTAGAACAGTACCATTTTTAATATATGATTGATTTGTTAAAATATCCTCTTCCTTAGCGGTCATATATTTCATTTCAAGAGTACCTTTTGCTAATTCAGAATCTTCAGGGTAAAGTAAACCTTTAGAGGGTAAGTCAATGGTTTCTGTTGGTAATTTAAATTTTTCGTCCATAATTTTTATTTAATATAACTTTATTTGTCTTATATACATATATTAAAGAGTAGTAATATTATCAGGATTTACGTTAAATGATAAAACTCCTTCTACTTTTAATATTTCTTTTCGTATTTCTTGCATTTTTGATCTATCAAATCCACCTTTTGCAATCCAAGGATGTCCATCTACTTTAACAGTCATTATAGCTTGAAATTTAGATTGATCTTGTTGACTAAATTCTAAAGGTTCTTTAGACGATATAACTGTAACACCTGGGATTGAACGAATATCTGAGTATATTTCTTTTTGTGGTCTTAAATTAATGTTGGTAATAAGCATGCCTATCATTTTAAACTTATCTTGATATTCCTCAGTTAAACGATGGTTTAATGTCTCTTTTACTAGCGCACGTAAATTATCTAATTTCATGTTATGGTATATGTTATAAATATGGGTAGATATAGTTTAATTAACGTGTTAATGTGATAATATATAATAAAAAAATAAAAGCTCCAACGAAAACGTTGAAGCTTATATAATTATTTTTAATTTTAATTTTAGTAGTTTAAGATACAATAATCTGGTTGTACTTCTAAAGCAATATTTACTACTGTTCCGTCATCATCCCAATTATAATCTCCAAAGTTAGCACTTGTTACTACTGCTCCTTTAATTATCCATTCAGAAACTATATCTCCAACAGGACCAAGAACATTAAATGTTAAATCTTTTTTATAAAAATCAGAATAACCATCTCTACCAGTTACAGATTCGTGACCTAAACGTATCCATTCCATTACGGCTTGTGCTCCAGATGGTGTGATAGATTCAAATAAAGTCATTGAAATTGCACCCCAAATAGTTTTTCCTTTTACATAACGTTGAACGTTAATGTGGTTAAGGGCAACTGCTGTTTGAGCTACATTTATCCCTCCTACTCCTTTTACTAAAAATGATGGAATACCATCCATATAAAGGATAAAGCGATTAGATTGTTTTGGTTCAAAAGCGGTAAAAAATATTTCGTTCGGATTTAAAATTGCCATTTTGTTTTTATTTTAATTTTGTTTTATTATAAATATTTAATAATTTAATTTTTTATCCAGGAAATTCAGCTCCTGTTGGTAATAAGATAAAATCCAATGAAATAAATTCTGCTGTTCTAGTTGGTTGAATATAAATTTGACCTACTAATTGATTTTGATCAATTACTGCGGGTCCATTATTTGATTCATCCATTATTATTTTATAAGCATACAATCCTTGTTTTTGTTGGATGCCTTCTAAGAATGGAGTTACTCTAGCTACAAATGAATTTCTTGTTGCTATTGTATTTTGTTCAAATACTACTGTATCCGCAATTTGACGAATATAATTTTTCATTTCAATCATCAAACGTCTTACGTTTACACGGTCAAGAGCAGATGCTTGTTTTTGTAATGTTTTTTGTCCAAATACTACAACACCATTTTTAGGTAATGTAGCTAATGGGTTAATGTTATTACTATATAATGAATCTTTATTAGCTTGAGTTAATTTAAATTGAGCTTGTAGTACTGTAGATAATCCACCACGATTTATTCCTGCTGGTGCAAACCAAGGTGCAGATACTTTATCATTGAAAGCATATACTCCAGGAATTACTGTTGAAGCAGGTACCCATACTTGTCTTCCTGTTGCAGGATCAACGATACGAACCCAAGGCCAATACGAAGCAGCATATGATGTGTTTCTGGTTTGAGCCTGCGTTATAGTAGATGCAACTGTGCCATTATAATCGATTAAATCTAGCACATATAAATTATCTCCTCTATTTTGAGTATTTGAAATTATTGTAGATACTACTGAGGTATGTTTGTCGTTTAATAGACCTGGGGTAAATAATAGATTAAATTGGTATGCTTCTTTATTTCCAAATAAAGCAACCATTTTATCATAATCTGATGCTGCTAATCCTTGAGTTGTTGTAGATATTAAGTCATACATTGATGCTCCTACGTTTGCGGCAATTGTACCTGTAGCTCCACCAAATGATCCACTTCCATTTGCAGGTAGTGATCCTGAGTATAAATTGCTAGTAAGATTTCCGTTTGAATCTAAATATGTTGGGGTTGGGTAATTAACAGCTTTAACTCGTACATATCTTGAATTATTTGGATAACTTCCAGATAATTCCATTTGAATATTTGTTGAATTATATGCTAATTTTTGATCACCAATTACTAAAGAAATAAAACGATCTGAATTGGGGTCTAAATTAACTCCATTGAATGATTCAAGTATATTTTTATTATTTATTGTATCATTTCCTTGTCTAATTAATACGTTGAATGTGCCTGATCCTGTATTTGTATTTGTAATTTCAAATCGTATATTATCTTTTGAACCACTAATTAAAGCTCCATTAGTTTCTGATCCAGAATTATTCATAATAATTCCTTGTGAAATTGTTTCTAAAGTAAATGGAGATAAATTTAAAGTTCCATTAGGGGTTCCAGAACCAGTTGGTATTAAAGAACTAGTTGCAGAAGTATATGTTCCACTTGCTACTCTAGCTACTAATAATGAAGATCCTCCATAATTAAAATAATTATATGCAGCAATTGAAGTTAAATATGAATAATTTATTCCTCCACTTATAAAAGAATCTCCAAACAATGATGTATATTGTGAGTATGAAGTTACTAATGTTGGTACTTCAACAGGGCCTTTAACTGTTGGGCCTATAATAGCGGCTCCGGCTTGTACAGGTTGTCCTGTCAAAAATGTTTGATCTAATTCATTAGTAGTTACACCTGGTGATACTGTAAAGTTTGCCATTTTATTTTTTATTATAAATATTGATTTTCTTATTAAAGTATACTACTAAGCAGGAAATACTGCACCTGTAGGTAAAATATTAAAATCTAAAAGGATAAATTCAATTGTTTTAGTAGGTTGTAAATAAATTTGACCTACTAATTGGTTTTGATCTACAACAGATGGAGGATTATTTGACTCATCCATAATTACTTTAAAACTAGTTAAACCTTGTTGTTGTTGAATAGATGATAAATAAGGATTAATTATTGATAATATTTCACTTCGTGTATTTGCATCATTTTGTTCAAATACAAATGTATCTGCTACTTGAGATATATAATTTTTTAATTCAATTAATAAACGTCTTACATTTACACGATCTAATGCGCTTCTTTTCTTTTGTAATGTTTTTTGTCCAAATACTACAACACCAGCACCCGGGAAAGTTGCTATTGGGTTTACATTGGATTGATATAAAGTATCTCTATTTCCTTGGGTTAAAATACGTTCAGCTTGAATAATAGTTGGTAAAATACCTCTGTTTATACCAGCTGGTGCAAACCAAGGTGCAGCAACACTATCATTGAAAGCATATACACTAGGAATCATTGTTGAAGCGGGAACCCACACTTGATTTCCTGTATTAGGGTCAACAGTTTTTAACCAAGGCCAATAAGTAGCCATATATGGTGTATTATATGAGGATACTGTTGAAGTTACAGTACCTATTGTAGCATTATATGGAACTAAATCTATAATAGCTATAGCATCTCCTCTTTCTTGTACTGTAGTTTGGATTTGTGTAATAGCAGTTGATGAAGGAGCTCCATGGGAACTTATTAATCCAGGAGCAACTAATATATTATATTTATATGCATCTTTATTTGCTAATAAAGAAATGGATTCAGTATATGCATTTGCTGTAAGGCCTTGGATATTATTTGATGTTATATTTTCATAATAATTACCGGCAGATGATGGAATATTAGTTCCTTTAGCTGATCCAAAAGTTCCACTTGATGCTGAGGGAAGTGATCCAGTAAATTGAGGTTTAAAAACTCCATTATTATCTAAATAATTTGGAGTAGTTTGGTTAACTTGTTTAACTCTAATAATAGAGGAATTATTTTGAAAACTTCCAGTTAATTGAACATAGTATTCTCCATTATCTGAGCGGATAGTTTCAACTTGATTGCCTATTACTTTTTCAATATAATTTGCAGCAAATGGATCTAATGATAATGGACCCCAACTTTCTACAACTGAAGGATTAATATCTGAGTCATTTCCTTGTCTAATAAGTAATGAAAAAGTTCCATCATTTATGTTTGGTGATGTTGTTTGCCATCTAAAATTATCGGCTGAACCACTTAGTAGTGTTCCAAATGAACCTGTAGGGCCCGTGCTATTCATTATTATCCCCTCAGATAATGTTTCTAGTATAAAAGGAGAAGTATTATAAGGAGAACCTGCAGAATGAGCTGATGATGAAATAAATGATGATGTGGCAGGAGTCCAATCTAAAGAGGTACTTCCACTTACTACACGTGTTACTAATAATGTATTTCCTCCACTATTAAAATAGTTATATGCTGCAATAGAGGTAAAATATGTGTAAGTTTGACTACCACTTAAAAATGTAGATCCAAATTTATTTAAATAATCACTATAAGTAGTACATAAAACAGGGATACCAACTTTACCTTTTGGTGTTGGACCTATTATAGCGGCACCAGCTTGTACAGGTTGTTGGGTTATAAATGATTGATCATTTTCTATAGCTAATACACCAGGTGATACGATTGTTTCTGCCATTTGTTATAAATTATTTTATTATAAATATGGCAAAAATTTGAATATATTAATTTGATTTAATAATTTCGCCTGTTTCTGGGTCTAGATTAAATTTTCCATATTTATCAAATAAAGTTTTGGTGAATTCTTTTTCTTGATTTGATATTTCTGTTAGGTATGATTTTGCGGTTTCATATCTATTTTCAACTTGGATTTTAATTAGTGATATTTCACCTAACTCTACTACTAGAGATTCGGTTTTAGATTGTAAGTCTTTTAATGTAGTTTTTTCTTCTTCTGTTAAAAACTTTTTTTCTGTAACTTCTTGAATAATTGGCATATTTTGTTTATTTGATTTGTGGTTATATATTAAATTTATTTATGGTCGTCTAGATGTTCTTATCCATATTCCTTCCATATTTACAAAAGTGTCTACGGTACCGGTACCAATTATTGTAATTGCTCCACCGAGTGCATCTTGTGGTTGATAAGTAGCACCGTAATATCCGGCATATGTAGCATCTGCATTAATAATAATTATGGTTTGTCCGTCTTCGGGAGTAGCAGGATCGGGAAAATTTATATAATAAGCTCCTCCTGAATCCATTGATACAAAACGATAAACCCCTGGTCCAGCTATTGGATAATCAAAACCAACCGTAGATAAATTTCCTATAGCATTTGATGGGATAAAATATCCAGTTGCGGAAATTGGGTTTGCGGTAATTGTAGTACCATCAAAAATAAGTGTACTTGTACCAGCTAATACTCCTGCATTATTATATTGTATTTCAGTAGTTGAACCTGCAGGAGAGGCTGTTCCTAAAAGTGAACCAGTAAATGATGTTGCTGTTAAAGCCCCTGTAATATCTACGGTTTTTGCTGCAAAATCACCTTTTATTAATGGTGTACCGGAGCCAGAGGCAATGTATAATTTATTGCTTTCTAAAGTATTTGCAGAAGGTCCTGCTCCAAATCCAATTGCTATATTGTTTGAGGAACTTCCGGAAAACAAACATCCTGCATTTTGTCCAAATGCTATATTATTAGTTCCTGTTGTGTTAGAACATAAAGCAGCTTGGCCAAATGCTATATTATTAGTTCCTGTTGTGTTAGAATTTAAAGCAGCACGTCCTATTGCTGTATTAGCGTTTCCTGTTGTATTAAAAACTAAAGCACTAAATCCTATTGCTGTGTTGTAGCATCCTGTTGAGTTACTTTGTAAAGCCGTTCTTCCTATTGCTGCATTATAATGTCCTGATGTATTAAGCATTAAACCACGATAACCTAATGCTGTGTTGTTGCGTCCTATTGTGTTAGAACATAAAGTGTCTGGACCTATTGCTACATTCTGGTTTCCTACTGTATTAGCTCGTAAAGTACAACGTCCTATTGCTGTGTTATTGGATCCAGATGTATTAGTGCATAAAGCTTGATATCCTATTGCTGTGTTAAAACTTCCTACTGAATTTGAAAATAAAGCATTACATCCTATTGCTGTGTTAGATTGTCCTGTTGTATTATTTTTTAAAGTCTGACTTCCTATTGCTGTATTGTAGCATCCTGTTGTATTAGCATTTAAAGCTTGATTTCCTATTGCTGTATTAGAATTTCCTATTGTGTTAGCTCGTAAAGCAAAAATTCCCATTGCTACATTACTGCCTCCTGTTGTATTGGAACATAAAGTACGATTACCTATTGCTATGTTATTGTCTACTGTATTGGCGCATAACGCATATTGTCCTATTGCTGTATTGTTGGCTCCTGTTGTGTTAATACATAAAGCATTTCGTCCTATTGCTGTATTGTCGATTCCTGTTGTATTAGCTCGTAAAGCACAAAGTCCTATTGCTACATTGTAACATCCTGTTGTATTAGCTCGTAAAGCACATTGACCTATTGCTGTGTTATGAGATCCTGATGTATTAGTGCATAAAGCTTGATATCCTATTGCTGTATTAAAGTTTCCTACTGAATTTGTGGTTAAAGCACGATTGCCTATTGCTGTATTGTTACATCCTATTGTGTTAGCACATAAAGCACTTTCTCCTATTGCTGTATTAAAGCCTGCTGTTGAGTTAGAGAATAAAGCACAATCTCCTATTGCTGTATTGCTGGTTCCTGTTGTATTAGAGCGTAAAGCATAACATCCTATTGCTAGATTGTTGTTTCCTGATGTATTAAAGCGTAAAGCACATTGTCCTATTGCAGTGTTTTTGCATCCTGTTGTACTATATCGTAAAGCACTAGGTCCTATTGCTGTATTACCGTCTCCGGTTGTATTATTACGTAACGCAGTATCTCCTATTGCTGTATTATTGGATCCTGATGTATTAGCTTGTAAAGTACAAAATCCTATTGCTGTATTGAAGTTTCCTACTGAATTTGTGGTTAAAGCACGATTACCTATTGCTGTGTTATTACATCCTATTGTGTTGGATTGTAAAGAGCCACTTCCTATTGCTGTGTTGAAACATGCTGCTGTATTAGAGCATAAAGCAAGAGCTCCTATTGCTGTATTGTGAAGTCCTGTTGTATTAAGACGTAAAGCATTACATCCTATTGCTGTATTGTGGCCTCCTGTTGTAGTATTACGTAAAGCATAACAACCTATTGCTGTATTAAAACATCCTGAGTCAACACTAAATAAAGTATTATTACCTATTGCTATATTGCTGCATCCTGTGGTATTGTTTCCAAATAAAGCAGCATTACCTATTCCTATATTGTTACATCCTGAGCTAATTCCAAATCCAGCAGATAGTCCTATTGCTACATTGTTGTATCCTGATGAGTTAGCTTGTAAAGCTTGGCGACCTAGTGCTATATTGTAACGTCCTGATGTGTTACTTTTTAAAGCATAGCATCCTATTGCTGTATTGTGACATCCTGTTGAATTAGTAAATAAAGCACGATAACCTATTGCTGCATTGTTGCATCCTGTTGTATTAGCGGATAAAGCACTTCTTCCTATTGCTGTATTGTTGGATCCTGATGTGTTAGTGCACATAGCAAGAGTTCCTATTGCGGTATTGTGGGATCCTACTGAATTAGGACCTAAAACAGTATTTCCTATTGCTGTATTGCCCGTTCCTGATGTATTACATTGTAAAGCACGAACGCCTATTGCTGTATTGCTACCTCCTGTTGTGTTAGTGCATAAAGCAAAAAGTCCTATTGCTGTGTTGTAACATCCTGTTGTATTATTTCTTAAAGCATTTTGACCTATTGCTGCATTAAATTGTCCTGTTGTATTATTGCGTAAAGCACTATTTCCTATTGCTGCATTGTTGGCTCCTGTTGTGTTAGCACATAAAGCATTAAATCCTATTGCTGCATTGTAAGATCCTGATGTGTTAGTGTATAAAGCTTGATACCCTATTGCTGTATTATGGTTTCCTACTGAATTATTTTTTAAAGTAGTATTTCCTATTGCTGTATTGTGGCATCCTATTGTATTAGAATTTAAAGCAAATCTTCCTATTGCGGTATTGCTAGCTCCTGTTGTATTAAGGCGTAAAGCAACACATCCTATTGCTGTATTATAGCATCCTGTTGTATTAGCGCATAAAGCATTAAGTCCTATTGCTGTATTAGTGAAAACATTTCCACCACCTGTGCTTATAAGTAAATTATTAATTGAACCTGTTACACCTAAAGATCCTGTTATTTGAGCGGATCCTGTAAATGGAAATGCTGCACCACCTCCACCACCACTTCCGGTATTAACGGTAAGTGGAAATGTTGTACCATCACCTTTAGTAAATGTTATTGTATTTGAGGATACAGATGCTGTTACTAAAGCATTTGGAGTAGATGAAGCACTTAGTGCTTGAGTTGCATATGAGGCAGTTCCTTGTAGTGAACCAGTAAATGAAGTAGCATTTAAACTTCCAGTAATTGCATATGAACCTGTAAGTTGTTTTGAATTTATATATAATTTTTTACCATTACCATTACTCCCGGATGCTACTAGCAAATCACCATCAG